TGTGCGGGAATGTTGGTAGAGTGGTGGGGTGAAGGACGAAAGTGAGCACTACAGCGAGGAATACCTGCGGGCTGTGGAGCTGGAAGTTGAGGCTGCCCGGCTCAACTCTGTCGGCAGCCTTGACAGTGAACACCCCACAGGTATCTACACGGTGGTGTTGGCTAGGCGGGTACCGATGCTGATCCGCCTTCTCCGCTCAGAACATGAGCGGGCTGAACGGGAAGCTGGGCGTCGTAAACTCCTCGAAGCTGAACTGGCAGCGAAGGAAACCGTATGAGTCATGGCTGACTGGCAGGACAAAGTCAAAGAACTCAACGCCGAATACATCCTCGGTGTTGAAGCCCAACTCGACGAAGCCCAGGCTGATCTCGCTTCGGCGCGGGAAGAAATCCTCAGCCTGAAACACCAAAACACGAGCCTGGGTCGGGAACGCGACGACTGGCATCGTAAATGTGACCAGTTGACTGTTGAGCTGCGGGAACTGGCGAAAGCATTCGAGCAGATCCAGGCAGCCTTGAGAAGGAGGGTGGCAGGAGACCATTGAGATGCTTGACGTGCCGTCTTGAAATGTGTGTCTGCCCGTGGCAGTTCAGAGTGTGGCAGATAGCGCCGTGGGGGCCGTGGGCTTGGCGAGGCAACCTGACACGCGGTAGTGGCTTCGGTGCACCCGACTATGACCGGTACGGGTGGACGCAGAAGCAGGTCGTCGAACGTCTGGAACGTATCCTCGCTGACCGGCGGAAAGCTGTACGGCGTAGACGTGAAGCCGAAGAAGCGATCATACGTTGGCAGGTGAAATCCGAAGAAGGAGACTGACGATGGCTTTCCACTGCCGCCGCGACGGCGGTCACCTCATCGCGGACGGGGAGTGGGCGCATCTGGTACCAGCACGGCTGCATGGGTACACGTATGTCGGGGAACCGTGGGGGCAGTTTATTTGTGATGAGCATGTGACAGCTGAAGAGCTTGAAGCCATCGCGAAGAAGACAGAACCACGTGAACGGCCACCGTCCGTCTCTTCGCCGCCGGGTGTGTTGACAGCACGTCGCCACGAAATCTTGGAAACGATCATGTTCCATTCGGATTGGCTGATCTCGGAGAAAGGCCACGTCCGGATGCTGAAACCTGGCTTCACCCAAGCCGTGAAGATCACCGACATAGTCCGGTTCCTTGTCGACGTCGGCTACGTATGGTGGCGGTATCCGCGTACCGCAGACGGCAAACGGCTCAGCCGTATCGCCGGGATCACCCCTAAAGGCATCCAATACTTGAAAGAGCACAGTGACGCCACGGAAAAGCAAGACAATCGACCGGTTCACGCTGCGTAGGTTCCTCCACGCCTGCCGCCCGGACGCAGACAACGTGTATGTCCGCGACAACGGAGACTTCATCATCAAAACTAGGCAATACATGGGTGGTCATGTTGCTACCCGCTGCGATGTGGCGGCACGTTACAGCATGGGTCTGGAAGATCCGTTGGTGTATGTGAATGTGGATCGCCGGGTGCGGTTGACGGCGGCGGGTGTGAAATGGTTGCAGGACAACGCGCCGCATGAGTCTGGGATTGTTGAGTCTTCAACTTCTTAGCTTGGCAGTGTGAGGCTTGGCGAGGTTAGGCAAGGCGAGGCTGGGTGAGGTTTGGCTTGGTCTGGTGTGGCAAGGCAATGTGAGGTTTGGCTCGGCTGGGCTAGGTAGAGCTAGGTGCGGTTGGGTTGGGTAGTGCAGTGTTAGGCATGGTTTGGCAGGGCCGGGCACGGTCGGGTATGGCGTGGCTAGGTCTGGCCGGGTAAGGCTTGGTGGGGCGGCTGGCAGCTTTCGAGGTTCGACGCCTCGACGCCTACGCAACAGGGCGCGGTGCGGTTTGGCACGGCCCGGCTAGGCAGGGCAATGCCTGGCTCGGTATGGCAAGGCCAGGTTGGGCGATGCTAGGCGTGGTCTGGCTGGGTAGGGTTCTGCGTGGCGAGGTAAAGCATGGCAGTGTTCGGCTATGCGAGGCACGGTATGGCGCGGCATGGTGTGGCTTGGTTAGGTACGGCAGGGTTCGGCAAGGCAGTGCTCGGCCAGGCCAGGCAAGGCTCCGCAAGGCTAGGCAAGGTTGTGTTAAGGTATGTTAAGGTTTACCGTGAAGAGGAGAGAGCAATGCAGGTACGAGTAACCATGGTCGGCAACCGGCCACTGCTCATGCACAACGTCCGGCTCGCATCGCCGATGGACCCATACGCGAAGAAGCTCGGCGCCCTCAACAGGGCCAAGCCGTCCTCGAAGCGTACCGACGAAGACCGCATGGACATCGCCCGTGTCGAATGGGAAGGCGGCCTCTACCACCACGACACCCTCGGCCCCTACGTGCCGATGTCGTGGGCGTTCAAGACGCTGCTGGAAGGCGCCCGCACCGGTAAGCGTGGCCAGAAAGTCGAATCCGGCCTGGTCATCGTCAACATGGAGAACCCCCTCCTGTACAAAGGTCCCCGCGACATCGAAGGCATGTGGGGCAACGGCGAATCCGAATTCGTCGACTTCCGCACCGTCCGCGTCGGCCAGGCGAAAGTCGACCGGTGCCGCCCCATCTTCCGCGACTGGTCCGTAGACATCGACGTCCTTCTGGACACGTCGATCCTCGACATCGACGAACTCGCCGACATCGCTGACATCGCGGGACGTTTGAAGGGTGTCGGCGACTACCGTCAGCAGTTCGGCAGGTACACGGCTTCCGTGGAGAAAATCTAGGTAGGGTGCGGCTAGGCATGGTCGTGTTGGGCATGGTCCCGCTCGGTATGGCAGGGCAGCGTGGGGCTAGGCACGGCTAGGCATGGTAATGCTGGGTTTGGTAGGGCGAGCCGTGGCCGGGTGATGCTGTGCGAGGTTCGGCTTGGCATGGCATGGCGCGGTGTGGTAAGGCAGGGCATGGCTCGGCTCGGTGAGGCCGGGCAGGGCATGGTCAGGCAAGGCATGGCAAGGAACCAACAGCAAACGGAGGAGAAATGTTGTTCACCCCTCGCGGTGACATGGCGCAATGGCGTGTGCTGTACGAGCACATGAAAACCATGAACATAGGTGAAGTGTTCACTCACCTGGAAATGCAGGTGCTGCTTCCCGGCGTCGCATCTGAAGGTGTCCGGGGTGCGTTTCTGCGGGCGCTGCGGGAAGTCGAAGACCTCCACCACCGTAGCTTCGAAAACGTGCGTGGTGTCGGCTACCGGGTGGCGGAAGCCCGCCAGCACGAAAGCCTCGCCCGCAAAAAGCACAAGACAGCCCGCCGCACCCTCGACGCCGCGTTGCGTAAAACGCAAGCGGCGGACCGTTCGCAACTGACGCCGGAGGAACGCCGTCGGCTGGATGCGCTGGAACATCATCTGACCAACCACAAGTCGATGTTGGATCAGTTGAAGCGCCGTCAGAAGAACACCGAAGAGCTGGTCCAGAAAACCGAACAGCGGGTATCGCACACTGAGAAAGATCTTCAAGGTGTCGACGAACGCCTGTCGATCCTGGTGGATCAGCTGCGGGCGAAAGGTCTCCTCGACCGGGAAGAGTAGGTCATGGTCAAGTGGCGCAAGGAAGCAAAGTTTCAGGCGTGGTGGCGTGAGCAACGCGAACAGCCGCATTATGACCGGTGTATAGCGAAAGAAGACATCGGTGACCACCACTGGTGGTGTTGTATCCGCGCCGAGCGGTATCAACGGGAATCGTTTGCCCGCCGGTTCTATTCACGCAAACTGCGAGGTAAGCATAGAAGGCGCACGTATGGCTTTGCGTCCGACATTGCTTCCTTGCGTCGCCGCTATCAACGTCAACGAAGGGGGAAATGGTGATGTTCAGCTCGAAGAAGGCTAAAGCGAAAGTGCGTGCCGATGAAGAGGCACGCAACTATGAGGCGGCGCAGACCCGCAAAGCTTTGGAGATCGATTTCAAAGCCAACCGGGATGCGTATGAGGCGGCGTGGCTGGCGAAGAATCCAGCCCGGCCGATCACTGTCATCTTCACCGATGATGAAGAGGTCGAACTTCTCGGCCATAGTTGGCGGATACAGTATCGGCAGAGCTGGGGCGAAGACAGCCTGATACCCACCCACGTGGGTATTTACGAACGTATCTACGACGGCAGTGCTATGCGTCCCAGCGGATATGCGGAGAAGGTGGTTGCCTCCTTCGAGAAGAACTCGGTCAAGGGCCTCTATTTCTCGGATCGCCTCGCCGAATAACCCTCCCCATACATGCTAACCTTTAACCATGAGTGAGCACCCACAGCTACCCCCCGACGTAGAAGCCCTCCACGAACTACGCGCCTACATCCAGAAGCTACGCACCGAAGGCGGCATCGCCGTCAACAAGCTCGACGAAGCACCCATCGACTTCCCCGGCGTAGACGACAAGACCAACCGCTTCGACTGGTACGAAATCATCAACACCGAAAACGAGGTACTCGTCGGCGTATTCCACACACCTAGAGGCTTCGAACTGTGAGCCTGCCCAGAGAAAACGCAGCATTCTGGCGCGGCATCCTCTTCGCCCTCAGCATGCCCTTCCTCGTTGCCTTCGGGGCGCTTGCCGGAAGCCTGCCCATCATGATCGGACTGGGCATCTGGCACAACGAAATCGACCCACGAGTGCCCGCCCTGGGCTTCTGGCCGGTACTCGGCATCTCCTGGGGCCTCGGATCACTCATCTCCAAGATCCGCAGCAAGTACGACTTTTCGCAGAAGGGAAAGTAGAGATTTAATGATCCAAAAGCCGGTAACCCACGTCGGTCTCATCCTCGACGCCTCCACCTCCATGCGCCCCGTCGCCGAATCCCTCATCAAAGTCGTCGACAGCCAAGTAGCCCACCTCGTCCGCCGCTCCAAAGAACTAGACCAGGAAACCCGCATCAGCATCTGGGTATTCAACGACCACGCCCAATGCGTCGTATGGGACATGGACGTACTACGCCTGCCATCCATCCGGCAGCTGTACATCGCCAGCGGCAACACGGCTCTGATCGACGGAACCCTGCTCGCTCTCACCGACCTCAGCACCACCCCACAGAAATACGGCGACCACGCCTTCCTGCTCTATCTCTTCACCGACGGCGAAGAGAATTGCAGCCGCAGCAACGCAGCCAAACTGAAAGACCACATCAAAACCCTCGCCGACAACTGGACCCTCGGCGGCCTCGTACCCAACATCGATGGCATCCATGAACTGAAACGCCACGGCTTCCCTGCCAACAACATCATGGTGTGGGACGCCACCAGCGCTAAAGGCGTCGAAGAAGCAGGCATCGCTGTCGCGGCAGCAACCGACAGCTACATGACCGCACGCACCACCAGCGGCCTGCGCGGCACCAACAACCTGTTCAACCTCGACGTCACCGCCGTCAGCACCGCAACCCTCACCTCCACCGGCCTCAACCCGCTGGCCATGGACAAGTTCCAGCTCATCCCCGTCGGTGCGAAAGTCGCTGAAATCCGTGACTTCGTCGTCGGCAACGGGTTGCCGTTCGCCATCGGCCGGTCATTCTATGAGCTGTCGAAACGCGAAACGATCCAGGCCAACAAAGCCCTCGCCATGGTCAACAAGAAAACCCGGCAGGTGTTTGTCGGCCACGAAGTCCGCAGCATCCTCGGGCTCCCCGCCCATGAGGTGAAAGTGGACCCGGCGAAACACACCGACTATGAGATTTACGTCCAGTCGGGCAGCCACAACCGTAAGCTGATGCCGGGTACCAAGCTGCTTGTTCTCGTCTGAAACATCCTCTAACAACAGTTACCCGCCACCTGTTACAGTGGCGGGTAACTGCATATAAGGAGACAACATGCAACCAGCATTCCGCCGCATCGCCAAAGACGTCATCGACGACATCAACGACGGCACCCTACAACCCGGCGACAAACTCCCATCCACCACAGACCTCTGCGAAGAATACGAGGTCAGCACCACCGTAGTACACCAGGCAATGATGATCCTAGCCACCCTCGGCTACATCGTCGGACGCCCCGGCCTCGGCCGATATGTTACCGGCGACAACAAATAGGCAAGATCGCCCAGCCGCGAAGATCGGTGTTAGGATTCTCGTCACCGGCAAAGCTAAACCCCCGGGCATCCACTACCGGGGGTCCAGCACTGCTATACACCTAAAAGTGATAGGAGTATAACATGACTCCAGTGTTCGACGAAAGCCAAATCCACACCTGGCTGTCGAACCTCTACGGCGAATGCCGTGGACTCATCAACATCGTCTCCACCGGCAACTGGGCAGGCCAAACCTTCCGCACAGTCGACCAGGCAGCGAGATACATCAAACTCCTAGAACTACGCCAACCCCAAGGCATCTACGCCCGCGCCACCACCATGAAAACCGCCCCAGAGAAGGGACGCGGCGGCGTAGACCAAACCCAAGAATTTGTCGGCTTCTGGGCTGACCTCGACATTGCCGGACCAGGCCACAAATGGCACCTGTGCCCAGACACCGGCCACTGCCCTGACGCAGACAAGCCAAGCCACCGCGAAAACCACACACCGCTGATCCCCGACATCGACGCCTGCCTAGAGTTGATCTCGGTTACCGGCCTCCCCCAGCCCACCGAATGGATCTCCAGCGGCGGCGGCATGTACCCCTGGTGGCTACTCCACCAGCCCAGCCAATACATTCCCCGCGACTCAGGCATCGACTCCCTCATAGAAGTCAGCGCCCAATGGCAACGCGTCATCGAACTCGCAGCCAACAAACTCGGCTACCACTACGGCGCCGGAGTCGGCGACCTCAGCCGCGTCCTACGCATCCCCGGCACCGTCAACCGTAAAGTCGCAGACGCCCCCACCATGTGCGAATGGCGCCTCGACCTATCAAACTCGACACCCTATGACCTCGGCGACCTTATCGACGTCATGGACACTGCCGCGAAACGGCTAGAAAAACCCCGCCCGGTCAGCGTCCCCAGCCTCCCGGCACCATCGGCGCACCAACAAGGCACCCGGCCAGGCGACGCCTACAATGCAGCTACTAACTGGATCTCGCTGCTTGAAGCAGACGGCGCCACCATCTTCCGCGACAGCGGCACCGGATACATCGAATGGACCCGGCCAGACAAAGACCGACGCCACGGCATGAGCGCCACAACCGGCTACAGCGGCGGCGACGTGTTGAAAGTGTTCACCGACGCGTGGCATCCGCTGCGCCAGGACGCCACCTACGACCGTTTCGGCTACTACGCCACCACACACCACAACGGCGACATCAAAGCCGCCACACGGGCTCTCAGCGCCCTCGGCTACGGCGAGAAACGAGCCCCCGTCCCGTCACCCGACGAATGGAACTACCGGCCTCCCCTCGAAGAAGAACCCAGCCCGCAGCCTGAACAACAACCACGCCGCAACTGGGGCTACAACGATTCGGGCTTCGCCAGCCGGTTCGAAGACATCCACGGCGAAAACTGGCGGTATGCGGCCACCCGCAAGCAGTGGCTGCGATGGGACGGAACCTGCTGGGTACCAGATGTTACTGGTGCTGTCACTGATCTCATCGACAAAATGGTGCAGCATGAAGACATCCGTGCCGACGACATCGAAGATGAAAAAGAACGCGCGAAGAAGAAGGCATCCATTAAGCCGATGCTTTCCAACTCGAAGCAACTCGGTGCTACTGCCATCCTCGCCCGGCGCGGCAAAATAGCTATCACCGTCGATCAACTTGATGCCCAGAAAACAAAACTCACCTGCGCCAATGGCGTATTGGATTTGAACGACTTCGCATTCTCTGGGCATCAACGTGAGCATCTGGCGACGAAGAAACTTCGTGTCGCCTACGACCCGGCTGCGACCGCACCTAAGTGGGAGAAGTTCCTAGTCGACATCCTCCCCGACCCGGCGATGCGTGAATACTTGCAACGGGCTGCCGGATACACGCTGACCGGCGACGCGAACCGTAAAGCGATCTTCATGCTGCACGGCCCCAGCCACACCGGCAAATCACAGTTGATCAACGCGTTGACGGAGATCTTCGGCGACTTCGCACAAGGCGCGAAAGAACAAACATTCCGGGTCAGCGAATCCGCGAACGGACCAACGCCAGGGTTGCATAAACTACGCGGCGCCCGCCTCGTCACCGCCAGCGAATCAACCGAAGGCGTTAAGCTCGACGAGTCGTTGATCAAACGGTTGACTGGCGGCGACGAAATCCAGTCCCGCGCCTTGTACCAGGACGAAGAGTCGTGGACTCCAGAGTTTGCGATCTGGCTTGCCACCAACCACCTGCCGAAATTCAACTCTGACGATGCAGCGATCTGGCGCCGGGTGAAACCGATCGCGTTCAACGTCGTCTTCGGCACCGATGATCATCCTGAGGTTTACGACATGGGCCGGACGCTGGCCCGCGAAGAAGGACCCGGCATCCTCAACTGGATCATCGAAGGCATCCGCCGGTACCGAGAAACCGGCCTCGAAGAACCACAGCAGCTCCGCGACGGTGTCACCGACTACCGCAACGACAGCGACCCGGTTGCCCAGTTCATCAACCACGCCATCAGCGAAGGCGGCCTCGTCGCCGAAGACGACGCTAAGATCGACACGAAGACGTTGTATGTCGCATTCACCCACTGGTGCGCCGAAGAAGGCATCAGGTATCCTCTGGCGTCGAGCCGGTTCGGGCGCCGCATGGCCACCCTCGGCTACGTTTCGACGCGCACTGCGGTGAGCCGTCAGTGGCTTGGCCTGCGACGCGGTGAAGGAACGTGGATTATTTCGCAGGAACGTTTGCTGACCTGACTCTGCGTGCTAGGCTGGGCTCAGAGCGAGCTGATGTGAGCATTCCTCCCCGGACCTCACCCATCTCTCTTCCCTTCACAGGGGGAGCCCGTCTGTTGTAAAGCGGCGGGCTTTCCCGATTCCAGGGGTATGAGAAAAGCCCCGCAGCCGAAGCTACGGGGCTCGAAGACACAGCCTAGAACGGCGGCTCTTCGCTCAGCCACGGGTTGTTGTCAGCCCGCATCGAGTCCAACGTGGACGGCTTCTTCGCGTCCGGCTCAACGAACACCGCCTCCGGCACCGCGTTTAGTTCATCTTCATGATCCGCCATCCACTTCTGCGCCGTTTCGACAGCTTTCGCATTATCTGTCAACGACTTGTACATGTATGGCGGCTTCTGTCCAGCTTTACGCTGACCGTAGTAGATGGTACCCAGCAGCGGGTTCGGTTTGCCGACGCTGCCCTTGAAGGCACCCACCAGGTAGCCCTGCATCACCAGCACCCGGTTGAAAACCCGGTACGGTTCACCCTCATACGGTTCCAGCAGGGCAATGTTCGCGAACACCGCCTCGGCGCCGTCCGGCTTGTATTCGGTGCGCATCTTGTCGGTGAACTCCACCGGCTTCACGATGATCAACTTGTTGACGAAGGTTTCCATCGAGACCTTGTCACCGATGGGGGCCTGTGTCGGATCATCAAACATAAGGTTGTCCCTTTCTGCTTCTGTTTGCTATTTGCCGGGACATCCGGCTGCCGAAGCCTGATCAACTTCGGGGTTGAACCAAGGGCACCAGGTGCAGTCTTTAGTGGGCGTGGCCGGGATCTTCTCCCAGTTGCCCGGCTCCTCGGTGACCTTGTAGTAGATGAGCCCAGCCGCCACCTTGTTGACCTTGTCAAGAGCGGCTTCGGCAATGGCTTGATCAAACGGCGCCGACCACACATACATGCCGGAAAGCCATCCAGCACGCGGCAGGAACACCAACGCCACCCGCTCCACCCGACGGCCAGCCTTCACATGACCCAAGCCATACAGGTGGATCTGGTCGATGTAATAGCCGGGAATGCTTGCCGGATCCTTACGGTATTCCCGCATCTTTTCCGTGTTAGCGGTCTTCCAGTCGACGACAGCCGCAAAATCTGCGTCATAGGCATCGGTGTGGCCGAGCACGTTCTTTGCTGGCCGGACAACCATCTCGGTGTGCCAGCGGTCCAGACGATGCACGTCCTCATATTTGATCAACGCTGTTTCCAGCCACGTATGCACAGCGGTGCCGACAATGGCTGGCCACGGATCAAGGTCAGTGTTGGTGGGGATGACGTCGGCGATGCGGTACCCGAGACGCCGGTAGCATTCGACGCCGACCTCGCTGGCGCCCAGCTCCGTCTGCTGGCTGCGGGTGCTGGTCCGGTTGGCCCACAACACAATCTCGGTGACGTCGTCACGCAAACGGCGGGCATACGGGTCGCCGTTTGTCAACCCTGGTACTGGCTCCGGGTCATCGAACAGGAGTGAGGCTGGGGCGCAAGGTGCGTGGTATTCCTCGCCGCGTTCCAGGTAGTAGGCATCGAGGACGATCCCACATTTGCGGCAGAGTGCGCGACCCATCGCCATCCTTATGGTTGATCCGGCTTCATACGAACGTACATCATCCGTTCGGCTAATGCTAGATCCCCCATACGACAAAACCAGCAACAAGACAACTTGCATCTATTGACAGCATGTCGGCTATGATCATGACATGGCCATGTCGCTACGAGACGAATTCGCGTTCCTGCCCCCCCAGGCACAGGAACAATGGCTGGCCGACCAAGACGTCCAAACCCTCCGCGACATCGTCAACGAAGAATGGTGGTGGGTCGCCCGCCCCGAACAAATCCCACCCGAAACCGCCTACGCAATCTTCCTATACCTCGCCGGACGAGGAACCGGAAAAACCCGCTCCGGCGCCGAATGGATCGTCGAACGAGCCATCCGCTACCCCTACAACCGTGCCGGGAAACCCACCGAACACCTCGTCGTAGCCGAATCACTCAGCGAAGCCCGCAAAGTATGCGTAGAAGGCGACTCCGGAATCCTCTACGTCCTAGACCGGCGCAACATCGAATACACCTACACCCGCAGCCCAAAACCCAAAATTGTCATCAATAAAACCGGTGTCAAAATGTTCTTTGAAGGCGCCGACAACCCAGACTGCGGCCGAGGCGGAAACAATACATCCATGTGGCTCGACGAAGTCTGCACATGGAAAAACCCAGACCGCGTCTGGTACGAGGGACTCATGCCCTCACTACGAGCCGACATCGAAGGCGACCACCCCCGCTGCTTCGTCACCACCACCCCCAAGCCAATCACTCTCCTCAAGGAGTGGCTTAACAGTGGCGACGGCACAGTGGAAGTCTCACGAGGATCCACCAGGGATAACGCTAGCAATCTAAGCAAAATTGCTGTCGACGGCATGTACAAGAAATACGAGGGAACACGCATCGGCCGTCAGGAACTAGACGGCGAAATGCTCGAAGACATCGAAGGCGCCCTGTTCTCCTCAGCCGACATCGCCGCCACACGTGTCGCTATCGGACCACTCAACACCACCTACCGTGTCGTCGCTGTCGACCCCTCACTTACCGGCGCCGAAAAAGGCGACGAAATGGGTGTCGTTGTTGTTGTCCGCGACGACCGCGACCACATGTATGTCCTCGAAGACGCATCCATCAACCTTGTCGGACGGGAAGCCGCCCTTCACTGCTGGCGCGTATTTGAACGCTATGAAGCAGACGTGCTGGTGTATGAGAACAACCTTGGCCACGCATGGATGGAACAAGTTCTTGTCGATGCCTATAGGGAATTGCAGAAAGAAGGGTTCTTCCCCGAACACACCAATCCCCCACTGAAACCGGTGCGTTCATTCCAAGGCAAAAAGCTCCGCGCCGAACCCGTCTCGATGCGCTACCAGCAGCATCGGATTCACATTGTCGGCACGTTCCCGAAGCTTGAAGAACAACTCGTGGCGTGGGATCCCCTCGCAGGCTACGACTCCCCCGACCGCCTCGACGCGTTCGTACACGCGTGCCGATTCCTGATGGAAGGCGAGTCGAAGAAAGCCCGCATCGTTTCACCGGCACAGTTGACCATCGACGCATTGACACCGAAGATGACGCAGGCCAACGGGTACCGTGCTGGCGGATGGGTCAGAAAAATCTGACCGAAAGTATGAGCCGCGAAGATCGGCTGGGGACTAGTTTCGAGGGATGGACGAAGCGGAAAAAGATCTCTGGTTCATCACCATGCGCGCCACAGGAGAAACGACACAGTTCGATTGGTTCCGGCACCTGGAAGAAGTAGCAGCAGCCATCCTCCACGTCACCAAAGACAACGACGAATGGCCCGGATTCGACTCCTACGGCCCCTGCGGCAACGAATGCCCACCCAGCGCCTGCTTCAAAATCAAACTCAACGCAACAGACATGGGCAACATGCTCGAATACCTATCCCAACAAGCACCATGGCTAACCATCCCAATCCAATGCTATAAAGCCACAGCAATCAGCCTATAGAAACAGACAACCGCCGCCAGCACGGGAACTGGCGGCGGTTGTCTTTTCGCCCGCATCTTACAACAAAACACAGAAAATGTGTATGATCATAACGTGATCGACCCGATGACATTCATTGTGCTGACGCTTGCCGTTATGCGCACCACACGTCTCGGCGTCCTCGACAACATCACGCTTCCACTAAGAGCATTGATCCTGAAAAAAACAGGACTCAACTCGAAGCTAAGCTACCTAGTACACTGCGTATTCTGCTTCGGTTTCTGGGCAAGCTTCATCATCATCCCCCATTTGATTTGGCCCACCAACAAGTGGCTCAATACCTGTTACTTGATCCTGGCTGTAGCTGAACTAGCCCCGCGTCTCCTCAACTGGGAGCCCCGCACCACAACGGGAGGCGAATAATGGCCGTAGGCACCCGCGCCAAAAAAGAACTAGCCGAACTAGACAAACGCGTCCCGCTCCTCGCATCCGCCGTACAAGTCCAGCTCAATAACCCAAGCTGGAAAAACTTCTCCATGATCGACCAATCATGGCAGCGGGCATGCTGGGACTATTATCGGCTCATCGGCGCATTCCACTACGGATCCAACTGGATCGGGTCAGCCTGCTCCCGCGCCGAAATCTACGTCGCCGACGTCAACGAACTAGGCGTAGTCGGCGCCCGCACCGACAACCCCGAAGTGGCAGCCATCGCCGACACCCTTTTCGGCGGCCCCACAACCAAAGCCGAAATCATCAACAACATTGCCGTAAGCATCACCGTAGCCGGTGAATGCTACGTCATCGGCCAAGGCAAAGCCGGAAGCGGAAAAGACGCCTGGACCGTTGTAGCGCCCTACATGGTGGCCCCGTACAAAGGCGGAATCTGGGTCGGTCAAGGCACAGCCTATTCAGAGAAAATCCCCGACGGATCAGCAATCGTCATCCGCGTCTGGAAACAACGCAGCGACCAACCATGGTACGCCGACTCTGTCGGCATGGCCGCATTGCAAACCCTCCGCGAACTGGAACAGCTGTACAAGTTCAAAGCCGCACAAACAGACAGCCGTCTCGCCAACGCTGGCATCTACCCCATCCCTGCTGGGCTTGACTTCACCTACGACGACTCCACGCCACCCGGCGCCCCGTCTATTCAACGCGCCCTCGTAGACGCAGCCAACGCCAGCCTCGAAGGCAAAGGCAGCGCCGCATCACTGAGCCCTATCTTCTTCGAAGTAGACGCCGACATTCTGCCGCACATGTTCAAAGAGCCCATCAAGTTCGGCTCCGTCATGAGCGACCAGCTACGCGACCTCGAAGAAATGGCGTTGCAGCAGCTCGCGATCACCATGAGCCTGCCGCCGGAAATCATTCTCGGCACTGGTCAATCCAACCAATGGTCAGCATGGGAAGTCGGCGAATCCGCCGTCAAATACCATGTCGAACCACTACTCAACTTGATCATCGAGGCGTTGAACACCAGCTACCTCGCGCCAGCGTTGAAGCGGCTGGGAAAAGACCCCTCCCGCTACACGTTCCAAGCCGACACCAGCGCTTTGACGGTACGCCCCAACCGGTTCGCGGACGCACTCAACGCCTACAACGTCGATGCCCTCTCGGCGGAAGCGTTGCGGTTCTACGGCGACTTCAAAGAGTCCGACGCGCCCGGCGAAGAGGAGATCACGCAGAAGAAAGTCCAGGCCATGCTGCTCCGTGATCCGCAGCTTGTCATGGACCCACACATCGTGGACGCGTCCGGCTTGGAGATCGAAGTTTCGCTGCCAGTCGAAGGCGTCACTCCCCCACCCCCGGTACCGGGCCGGGTGCCGGTTGAAGGTAAACAGCCGATGCCTGCGCGGCCCTCTGAGACGGTCACTGACGTCCCAGGAATCATCGCCTCGCATCTCGGCCAGCCGACGGCTCTTCTCGCTGCTGCGTCCGCTGAAGTCCACAACGCGTTGCGGCTGGCCGGGAACCGGCTGAAGACGCCGCAGGTTCGTAAAGAGTTCCCCGACACCGAACCACACATGCTGCATACAAAGCTGCGTGTCGATGAAGGGCAGGCTGCTGAGTTGATGGCCGGAGCGTTCGGAGCCCTGCCAGACGCGGTGGCGGGCACAGGTGTCGACCCGGTCCAACTCCGTGCCCTACTTGCTGCTTATACCCGCAGCCTGTTGTGCCGGTCGGCTGGCCATGACCGTAACCTGCTGGCGTCCGTCCTCGAAGATCATGGGCTGGCAGCATGGCAGAGCTAACCCAAGCCCAGGAAGACACTGTCGCTGTCGCTATGCAGCAGGCGTACGACACGTGGCTGCCGGTGGTGCAGCGCACGGTGCTGCTCAGCTACAACCGGTACGGGATGATGCCGGACCCAGCTGCGATCAACAGCACCGCAGCTTTGTGGCGCTCAGAAATCGAACAAGTCGAAAACCAGCAGCTTGCACCCATCGCAGCCGAGAATTATAAGTCAGAGGCTGTCGAAGACACCTTCACCGTGGGCGACGCCATCATGGTCGGCGCTGCCGCCGCCACGTTGGTCTACCTGATGGGGCAAATCGGGGAAATACAATCGACCCTCGTGAATCTCACACTCGGGGTGACTGCGGTAGTAGCTGCTGCGTCCATCACACAATTCCTCGACCCACAAAACCCTCACTGGGCGGCGAAATCGCGCCAAGTGGCCGCTACCGAAGGCGACCGATGGGCGCAAGCTGGAACCCTCAGCGGTGCGCTTAGCGCGCAACGACGCGATGGTATCCGGCGCCAAAAAATTTGGCAGACCCGACGAGACAACCTCGTCCGGGACGCTCACGAACACGCCCAGGGACAACGCAAAGACCTCACCGAGCCTTTCATCGTCGGCGGATTCCCCATGATGTACCCAATGGACCCCGCAGCGCCACCCAGCCTCGTCGTCAACTGCCGATGCTGGCTTCGGATCGTGAAACGGGGTGCGTGATGTACACCGACGAATACGACGACGCCTACGACGTGCCACTGGAATACGACGGCGAGCTTACCGCAGCAGTCAACACTCGCGGCTGGGAAACACTGCCGATCGCCGACCGTGACACCAAATTCGCGTTCCGTGCCGCAACAAACCGGCTGGCGTCGAAAGCGCAATCCGTCACCGAATTCAGTTCCTGGTTCTTCTGGCGCGACGAAAAGAAACTCGCCAACAACCGCAACTCATATCGGCTGCCGTTCGCTGACGTATTCGACGACGGCACCGTGAAACTTGTACCCGCAGCAGTGTTCTCCGCCGCCGCACAGTTGTCCGGCGCCCACGGTGTTTCGTCTATTCCACCGGAACAACAAGACCTGATTAAAGCAACCATCACCCGGATCTATGACAAGTTCCAAACACTATGGAACGACCCACGCATGGTGCCACCATGGGATCGGCCGCCCGAGAAATCGGCAGCCGACGAACCAGTCATCGAACCTGACACCACAACCGCCTCTTTCGGCGGGGAGGAGGACGAAATGCCCGACGAAATCATTGCCGCCGTCAACACCGCCGGATGGGGCAGCTACCCGATCGCCGACACCAGCCGGGAATGGGACTCCGGCGCCGCCCGCCAACGCATCGAATCGTGGGCTGACGGTGACATGGGGAAATTCCGTAAAGCATTCCTATGGTGGGACGCTGCAAACGCAGAAAAACTAGGCTCCTACAAGTTCCCGGTCGCTGACGTCATCGACGGGAAACTAACCATCATTCCCCGTGCCGTCAACAATGCTGATTCCCGGCTAGCCGGATCCGGTATCCCTGCCTCCGACAAGTCGAAAATCCAGGGCATCCTGAACCGGATCCAGAAACGATTCGGCGGTGGCGGCGACACAGGCGAATCGATGACGTCAGCGGCAGCACCAGTCATGCCGCCAGCAGACTGGTTCCAGGACCCGATGCTTTCCGCGCCAACGAAACTACGCGTGGAAGCCGACGGCCGTGTCTACGGGCACCTGGCGCAGTGGAACACATGCCACCGTGGCGTAGGCAACAGCTGTGTGGTAGCACCACGTAGCATCACGAACTATGCCCACTTCAAGACTGGAACTGTTCTCACTGCTGATGGCACCCTGTTGCCAGCGGGGAATCTTACCTACGGAGGCGGACACGCCGACACCGGTCTGGGTTACATCGCTGCTGCGGCCCACTACGACGATGCAGGTACTGCCGTTGCCCAGGTCAATGTCGGCGAAGATGCTTGGGGTATCTGGGTCGCCGGAGCAATGGCTGCGGGTACCGGGGACTTGGAAGCTCAGCAGCTGCGAGCACACCCACTCTCTGGAGACTGGCGGCGAACTGGCGGAAATCTTGAACTGGTGGCCGCCCTTGCAGTGAACACGCCGGGCTTCCCGATCGAGGAACCACAGTATTCGATCACAGCGGCCGGTGAGCAGATCTCCCTCGTCGCCGCAGGTATCGTGCTGGAAGACGTTCTGCCGGACGTTTTGACCGCCGACGCAGAGAACACGCAGCCGGACGAGAAAGAGCTGGAGAAGGCTAACCAGCGGGTGGCTGCGCTGGAGCTTCAGGCGATGGAGTTGCAGGCGAAGATTGACGAACGCCGCGCACGTACTATCATCGACATGAAGCTGTAGTCGGAGGGAGATAGTTATGGCATGTGGTAGCTGCGGTGGGGGTGCTCGTGCCGTTGAGCGGTGGATTTACACATCGCCGACCGGCCAGCGCACTGAAGTGTCTTCGGAGACTGAGGCCAATCAGCTGATCACGATCAACGGTGGCGGCAGCAAGGCACGTAAACCGAATTGATGGAACAACGGTTGACGGCCTCGGCGGGGTGGTGTGCACCTTCCGAGGCCGCCTACGTTTTAGCTGTCGATGACGGAGATCTCAACGGTCAGCTGGTAGCCGATGGCCCGCAGGTACTTCTCCAGGCTGACGAGTTTCGGGTTGGAGACGGAACGGGCTTCGAACTCGGACAAGGTGCTTTGGCTGACGCCCATGCGGGCGGCGACTTGGCGTTGGCTGAGTCCGCTTTCCTCGCGGAGATGACGCAGGCGCGGCAACAGTTCGTCGATTTTCACAAAAGCACGCTCCCGGCGTCGATCCATTCGTGATTGATCGTGGCCCGCAGGTTGGAACCTTTCCAGATCCGGGCGTATGGTGCGATGTTGATGATGATCCCGTTCACCATGCGTGTGCCGCTGGGCGGGTGATCGGTCAAGGGTTGGATGTGGAACCCTCGTTCTGTCCATGCGCGGCAGAGTTTCGCGGCACGGTCTTTCGTCATTATGATCATCGTGGAATGCTCACCCCCATTCGCCGCAGAGTCGCTACCTGATTGCGGTGTGTGCGTGAATCGGACGGCGAGAAGGACAGCGTGGTGAGTAGGCGGTCACCTCGATAAACCTTGTAGTGTCCGCCATGGGAACGCACGATGGTCAATCCGTGGTCTTTTTCCAGCGACTTCAGGAACTTACGTTGGTCCATCATAATCACACAGTCGCATAAAACACTAGACCCCAGTATCGGCTATTCGGATGAAACACCCGCTTGCCGATAAACGATCACCCTTGCTATAGTCAGCAGCAGAAGGTGATGAGCCCCGAGCCTGCCTTCCGCTACTAGGGCGATGCGCTGCGAGCCTGCCCGCAACCACAGACGTGACACACGCGTCCCTTGCGGCAGCTGCCTATCACTGCAACAAGTTGGACGCCACAGCATCCAGCAGACAGGATGGGCCATGAAGTTCCAGATCCCCGCCAACCTCGACGCATTCAGCCGCGCGGGTCTAGAAGACCTACGCCGCATCGCCTTCGAGGAATTCCAGACCCTACAGGCGTCAATCCAAACAGTCACAGCCGCCGGTGGCAACCAGAACATCACCGACCTAGACGACGCAGAAGCCCTCGCAGCCTTCGTCGCCGCAGCCGATGAGAAAATCGCCACCTTCACGACTGTCGACAGCCGGGCAACCTCCATCGCCGACCTCGACCTGTCCCTGAAGGCAGACGCGGCCACCGAGCCTGTGACCGAAACCAACTCGGAGAGCACCGAGGAAACAGTCACAGCCGCCGCTACCGGAGGCGTCACCACACAGCCCCGGCTGACCGTTGCTGACATCGCGCCGGAGACTCTCGACAAGAGCGTCAAGGCGATCGGCGGCACGAAGTGGACGATCACCGCTGCCGCTGAGACAGGCCACGCCGCTGGTTCGGTTCTGCCGGACATGGCCGCGCTGACCGCAGCGTTCCAGGAGCGGACACGCACCTACGGGGCCAGCTCACAGCGTGGAGCGCGCAAAGACGATGCTCTTCAGCACCCGGTTGCGTTGATCAAGCGTGAGTTCACGGAGGATCGCCAGTATCGCGTTGGTATGAGCGAACCGGCGATCTGGAAGATGACCACCGACGCCACCAACGAGAAGCTTCTGCCTGGTGGTTCGCTGCTTGAGTCGGTTACCGCTGGTGTGGGCTGGTGTGCACCGTCGGAGACGATCTACAGCACCTGTTCTCAGATCACTGCTACCGGCATGCTTGACCTGCCAACAATCGGTGCACCTCGTGGCGGTATCCGCCACAACCAGGGCATCGAGTTCTCGGCGATCTTTGGTGGCGGTACAGGATACAACATCCTGACTGAGGCTCAGGTCATCGCGGATACGGCAAAGACCTGCGTACAGGTACCTTGCCCATCCTTTGTGGATGATCGACTAAAGGTTGCAGCACTATGTATTACTGGTGACATCCTACAGGATGTAGGTTACCCAGAATTCGTGCAGACCTTCATCGAAGGCGCTATCGCAGCCCAGGCCCACAACGTCAACAAAGATGTCATCGCCACCATCGTTGCCGGATCAACCACCGTCGCGCTAGCCACCCTCGACCCATGGGCATCCGACGGCAGCGTTGTATCCCAGGTCATGTCAGCCGCTGAAATGGCTGTCTGGGACATCCGCTACCGGCTGCGCCTCGACCCCGGCGCAACCATCGAAATGGTGTTCCCGTACTGGCTGCTGGCACAGATGCGCGCCGACTGGATCCGCCGCAACGCGGCAAACCCAGCCGACCTTGCGGACGCCATGATCGCGTCAATGTTCCGTGAGCGTGGCGTACGCCCCCAGTACGTCTATGACTGGCAGGACGCCTTCAGCGGCCTGACCACAACCGGTCCTGGTGCCGCGACACCGCTGACAGCGCTGCCACAGTCGCCGACAGTCAACCTCTCATTCCTTGCCTTCCCGGCAGGTACCTGGATGTTGGCACAGCAGGATGTTATTCGACTTGACTCCATCTATGACAGCACATTGCTTTCTACAAACAAGGTTACGCAGCTGTTCGTTGAAGATGGATACCTGCCGATGCGCATGTGCCCGCTGAGCCGCGTCTACACCGTAAACATCTGCCCGAACGGTTCAACCGGCGTACAGCGCGCCGTAACTTGCACCGACGTCACCCCGTAACGAAGCGCCGGGGCGCTTGGCATCCCAGCCAGGCGCCCCTCCGCCCTAGTCGCGAAGGAGGCGGCGATGGCAGTAACTACCGGACCGGTATTTGTCACCGGCCCCAACGCTCGGGACCGTTACGGGCTGTTCTCCGTAACCGAAATCGAAGACCTACCAGAACACGCATCCCTAGGCGGCGTGCAATGGATCACCGGAAACTGCGGGTCTGACGTCGGCTACACCGTTGACTGCGCCGCCAGCCTGGCGACAAAAAACTTCGTCAACGACCCCAGCTTCCAAGTAGCGAACCCGTTCGTGGTATACGCAGGCCGCCTATGCGGCACTGTCGGGTTCACCGTTGCCGAACAGCAGCGGCTGGTGTTCCAGAAGCTACGTGCCAGCGAACAGACCGTTGTTGAGACTGTGTTCTCCCAGCAGCTGTTCGGCCAGTCCCCTGGCCTGTCGAACAACCCTGACGTGGTCACAGTTACGCCGGGAACGAACTTTGTCGATTCGATTGGTTTGCTGGAAGCGGCCTTCTACAACTTTTACGGCTACTCCGGCGTACTGCACCTACCGATCCGCTCCGGTGAACACGTCTCCGCCTACAACCTGCTCACGGCCGACGCAGCACACCCGCTGCCCGGCAACAGCCGCGTATGGCGAACTGCTATCGGCACAGCCGTATCCATCGGCAACTATGCAGGCCGCAGCCCAGTAGGAGCAGCACCCGCCGCCGGTCACCAATGGCTGTACATGACACCGCCGATCAAGATCTGGCGGCAGCCCGACTCCCAGGTAACCATCAGCCCCGTTGAAGGCTCCCTCAACCGGACAACCAACCAGGAGACGTGGCTGGCGGAACGGACATACGTGGTCGGCTTCGAATGCCACCAGATCTTCGCCATCGACGCCACACTACCGACCACTACAACTACGTAAAGGTCAGCAGATGACTGTTGAAATCACCCCGAGTGGTCCGGCAAAAGTGCTGGCACAGCAGCTGCTGGCAGTCGCCGAAAACCACCCGGATTTCCACATCCGAGACGTCCAAACAACCACGTCAGGACCACAGGGACTGGCTTTCGTCGTACCCGACGAACTACACGAAGCATGGCTAGCCGCGTACGCACCGAAACCGGCGCCGGAAGCCAGCGACGAAGACCTGAAGCCACGCCGCCGTGGCCCGAAAGCGAAGACGGCAGAGGAGGAGTAAGCGATGGTTGCCCAGTGTGAACCGTATCTACAGTTCGACGCGGTCCGCATCACGAAGCTGACCAGCTGCGGCGCTGTCGTCGACAACAGCTGCTCGTTCGCAACCAGCGAAGGCGTCATCAGCCTCGCCATGACCAACAACAACCAGGACCGGCAGGAATACATCCAGCTCAACGGTCAGGGAAACGTTTGCGTCAACGAGACTAAAGAAGCTCAGCTTCTGTGGATCAACTTCGAGTTGACGTTCTGCAACGTCGACCCGGAACTATTCAACCTGATGACGTCGGAACCGTTGGTTCTCAACGACGAAATCACGCCACGTGCGATCGGCTGGGATACAACCACCGACGCGCCGTTGAACAGCTTCTTCGCCCTTGAAGGCTGGACGAACATGTCCGGCGACCAATGCACCGACGGCACCCTCGACTACGGCTACTTCCTGCTGCCGTTCGGTATGGGTGCTCAGGTCAGTGATGTGACGTTGGAAAACGCCAACATCAACTTCACGGTGATCGGCCGCACCCACGGCAACGCACTGTGGGGTCAGGGACCATACAACGTCCGCATCGTCGAGTCCGGTGTCAACATCGGCACCCCAGCGTCGCTGTTGACATCGGTGGGTGTGAAAGTTCACCGCCGTCAGTTCATCACCGAACTACCGCCGCCGATCACCGTGTGCGGCTGCCAGGACATCACCCCGACAGTGCTGGTAGCGCCGTTGAGCGGTACTGCCGCAACAGCACGTGTGATGACGTTCCCGACAGACGCCAACGGTCCGATCCTCCCGGCCTATATCACATGGGGCGACGCGTCAGCGCCGCAGCTGGTTTCGAGCGGTACAACCGCAAACCACACCTATGCGGTGGGCACCTACACGGCCCGGTACAAGCCACTCAAATATTCGACACCTGACTATGTGTCAGGTTCCATCGTTGCTACGTAAGGAGTAGACCATGGCTGGTGGATCACTGACCGTAACAGTCGATGTTTACGCCCAGGCAACCGCAGTCGCTGAGCGGCTTCTGTGCTGGGCGTCTACAGCCGTGAACAAGGCTGCTATCCGCACCGACCGGGCCGCTTCGGGTGCTATCGCATTCGTTGTGCCGGAGGCTAACTTCGGGGCCGGTTCGCTGGTGCTGAAGCGCGGCGGCACCGACCTGGTGTCGGGTTATGTGGCTGGAACAAATATCACCTACAACGCCGGTAACGGCAACAGCATCGAACAGAACGTGAACACCTGCCCGGCGTCGACTAACCAGCCGACAACCACAGGTGCAGCGTTCGCGACGAATGTTGGCGGTAACCCGCTGTCAACGACGCTGACGTATGCGAATGCTGTCGGAAACGGTACCGTCAACATTTTCTGGGGCGACGGTACTTCCACTCTCGGTGCCGCTGAGTCGGGTTCTTCGAACCACACTTACACGCAGGCTCCGGCTGTCTATCAGGTTCGTGTAGTGGACGCCACGTCTTCGACAGACTCGGCGACTCTATACGTTCACGTTCCGTAATATGGTGAAAGCCCCGCCGACGCGGCGGCATCGGCGGGGCTTTCTTTTAGCAGTTTAGATCCATATTGGTCTACTTTTAAGCCGCCGCCATGAGTGAATGCCACTGTGGCGACATGTCACGTGGGAGAAATTCACCATGGCAAATGCGCTTTATGATCGGGGCCGGGAATCGTTTCTGCGAGGCGAAATTTCCTGGACGTCCGACAACATCAAAGCCGTCCTAGTCGACACAGCCCTATACACCGCCAACCTATTGACTGACCAATTCTTGGCCATCATCCCCGGCGGTGCTGTCGTCGCCACCAGCAGCAATTTCACCGGCAAGACGTCCGCTTCAGGTGTTGCCGACGCCGATGACCTTCTTTACCCACTGGTCCCCGGTACCGTTTCGGTGGAAGCCCTCGTCGTCTACCAAGACACCGGTGTCGCGGCCACTTCCCGGCTTGTCGCCTACATTGACACCGCTGTCGGTCTCCCAGTAACCACCAACGGCGGCGATATCGCAGTGATCTGGTCGGCTGGAGTCAACCGGATCTTCAAACTGTAGGGGCCGAACATGGCCATCAGCTTTGTCGCCTCCAGCTCGGTCGCTAACGGCCTCGCCCAAGGCACCTCGGCGACAGTTCCTAAGCCTGCTGGCGTTGTCAACGGCGACCGGCTGATTGTTACTATCACTATCGGCAACAACGGCGCTATTGTTGCCCCCGCTAACTGGATTGAATTGTCGCTGGCGACGAACTTTGTCGGTACCACGCTACAGAAACGGATCTACACGAAGGTTGCCAATGCCGAACCGGCTTCCTGGGTGTGGACGTTCTCCTCAGCTGCATATACGGGCATAGCGCACGCTACGAGGGGTGTCGGTCAGCTGGCCGTAGCGGCGCAGGATGCTGACGGTTTGGCGTTGTTCAGCCACACGACACCGTCACTGACGGCAGTTAACCCTTCGTGGCTGGTGTCGAGTTTCGCGGGCCGGAATCTGCTTGCTCTCGGCTGGTCTCCGCAGGCTGGTGACAGTGAGCGCGAAGACCGGATCGGCGGTCTGCTGATCCTGTTGAACGTCAACGCGATGATTGCCGATTCGAATGGTCAGGTGGGTGCGGGGACCTATAGCCGGACCGCTACTACGCTGATATCAGTTCAGGCATTGGATGCCCTGATCGTTCTGGGTCCACTGGTGATCGAATCTAGCTCTATCGGATCCGGTGAAGCGTTCGGCGTGCCGAAGATCAACCAGATCATCCGCGTCAACCAGCAGATCTTCAGCGCCGAAGCATTCGGCATCCCGCTGATCTCCCGCAACCTGTATCCAACCGACATCGACACCCTTGAAACATTCGGGATACCGCAGATCAACCTGAACTTCTATCCAGGCTCTATCGCTTCAGCGGAAATCTTTGGTATGCCCGTTGTGATGGTCGGCGGGGTAGCGATCTACCCGGATTCGATTGTGTCGACAGAATCGTTTGAGGTCAGCCATGTCATTGTGCCGGGGATGGTGGCGATTTACCCATTCCCCATCGACCTATTGCTGATTGATCCACTAGACTTCGACCCGATCGTGATCTTGCTGCTGTTGGCGGAAATCTTCCCCGCCTCAATCGACTCACTAGAGTCAGTCGAAACGCCGTTCGTTATGAAGGTAGCCAACTCCTCCGGCCCATGCTGCTAATTGAAGCAACAACCGCTATGATGATCGGAAGGAGGTGCCTATGTCGCCGTGTCTGTGGACCATCGAAGTCGACGAGACATGCTGCCCCGTGTGGGCCACATTGACCCCGGATGCACAGACACGGGCGTTGACGTTGGCCACACAAATCATGTGGGCGGCCACTGGACGCCGATATGGTGTCTGCACCAACGTAGTCCGCCCCTGCGGAACCGACCGCCGGTGCGGTACATGTGGGTCGTGGGATTGGGCTGCCGGGTGGATGCGGCCGTTCATCCTCGACGGTGTGTGGCGTAACTGCCTATGCGAATGCCCATGTGATTGCAGGCCGCGCTGCCAAATCAAACTACCAGGACCAGTCAACAACGTCATCGAAGTCCTTCAAGATGGTGTTGTTGTCCCGGATTCTTCGTGGCGTGTCGACGATTTCCAATGGCTGGTGCGTACTGACGGCCAATGCTGGCCGGAATGCCAGGACTACAACGTTGACGTCCCGGCAGTAGGCACCCTACAGGTTACTTATGGACGCGGTGAACCGGTACCGGCCGCTGTTCTCGAAGCTGCTGCTTCGCTGGCCTGCGAGTTCGGTAAAGCTTGCGCAGCCAGCAAAGACTGCCGCCTTCCCGGCCGCATGCAAACGTTGACCCGGCAAGGTGTGACGGTATCCAACTATGACATTGCGACGGTGCTGAAATATGGGCTTACCGGTTTGGCTGATGTCGACATGGTGATCATGGCCGATAACCCGTTCGGTCACCGCAGCCGTCCCTTCTTCTCCAGCTTCGACACCGATCCACGGATTCGTGTGGTGACACAGGCATGACCGTTCAACCACGTTCCTGGGAATGGGCCACACTGTTGCTCGGCTGCTTCTGCGCCAAACTGCAAGCCAATGCTGACGCTGACCCTACGCTGCCGATGCCGCTGCGCTGCTGCCTGCGTGCCGGAGTGGATATTCCGATGGACGTCAACGAAGAAGGTTTCGTTCTTGTCGACCGCTGCTGCGAAGGCGAAGCCTACGTGAAAATCAGCAGCATCTATCCTTCGTCGCAGGCGTTTCCGGAACCCGACTCGGCAGCCCTGAACACGCCATGCCAAATGCAGATGCTAGCTGTCAGCCTGGAAATGGGAACCCTACGCTGTCTGCCGTCGGATCCCGACTGCGTCCAGTCCAGTGAAGCGGTACGGTTGATGGCTGCCGACGCACAGGCTGCTTTCGATGCTGTGTGCTGCTGGGTGAAGCAGATGAAAGAGGTCAACCGGGGTGTTAAATGGTTCGCTCAGGGCTGGGAGATGGGCGGCCCGGAGGGGCAATGTTTGAGCGGTACCATGCAGGTGTTTGCTAGCATCCCCGGCCCTTGCTGCACTTAGGAGTTGAACATGGTTGAGAAGACTTATGTGGCGTTGAAAACGTTCGAGCACATCCGTGAAGGTGATTCTTTTACGGTGGAGGAGACGCCACGTTTGGCGGCTCTTGTCGGTGTTGCTTATCTCGAAGAGGTCGCTGCCTTCTACGAGGAAGATGAAGCTGAAGCTGATGAGGCTTGGGCTTCAGTGGGTGGCGTGAAGGGTAAGACTGGCCGGAAGAAGGCGTCTGATGGCGAAGCTGATTCTGGACAAGACGGCAGTTAGATACACAGGCATTACCGAAGTTTTCCCTCTCGTCAATAAGACGATGAATGAAACTTTGGAGTTGTCTAAACGGTATGTGCCGGTTCGTAAGCCTCGGGCGTTTGATCGGCGGGCTACGGGCCGATTGAAGCGGTCTCTGCGTAAGGTGGGGCCGCGTAAAGGTGTCTGGTCGGTGGCTGGGAAGGTTGGTTCGACGCTGCGGTACGCGGCTTCTGTGCATGAAGGTGCGCAGGCGCATGTTATCCGGGCTCGTAATGAACCTAATCTGGTGTTTTTCTGGGAGAGGGAAGGTGTCACCTTCGTTGGTAAGAAGGTGAGGCATCCTGGTGTCCGGCATTTCGCTCGTAAGCAGTATCTGTTTCTGCCGTTGGCGATTGTGGGTCGGCGTAATGGTTTTGTGGTTCGCCGCAAGACTCCCCTAACATCACCATTGCCATAGGTTATAGTAGCTTCATGACGGAAGATGCGAAGACAACACCTAAAGGCTGCTACTGGGCAGACGTCAAGGGCCGAGACATCCTCGTAAAACACGCCAACGAAGCTCAGGCGATGGTTCTCGGCGGCCTCAACCGGCGTATGAAGGCACCGGATGTCAGCGACGAGGCAGGGCTTGACGTCTTCGGTAAGCTGATGCGCCTATTCGAAGCCCTCGTTGTTGAACAAGCCGACCGGGACTGGCTTGAAGGTGAAATCATCGACGGCAACGTCACGCTTTCCGACTTCGGTTCCCTGTTCTTCAACGTTGAGCAGAAAGAAACCGCGCCGGTCAAGGTGAAACCGCGACGTGGCAAGTGAGCTTATCGCCTCACTACGATCATGGTCGATTGAAGACATCCAGATCGGGGAGAGGATCTTCCGCATCCCGGCTCTAGCCGCCGACGCCTGGCTGGAGTCCCTTCTCCATGAAGACTTCAGCCCATGGATGATCGTCCCGCAGATGCTGGAACCCGATGATGCTGAAGATTACGTCACCGAACTGATGCTGGCAGGCGAATTCAGCCGCGAAGAATACGAAGAACTGGCATGGGAACTGTTGGGTATTGCGGCAGGCCGTGATTGGTGGACAGCACTATACCTCGTAGCCAACGCTAAACACTTCAACACCGTTGACGTGGTACGCGCCAAACTCATCATGTGGCGCATCGACGCATCAACCGTCAGCCTCGCCGCCTGGCTCGACGCGATCTACGCCATCTATATCGAACACATGAAGCCGGAAGACCGGCAAAAGTTTGATGCCGCACTACTGCGCCCACCACCCGGAATCAAAGCAGTAATAGACCGCAGGAAGGCGCAGGATTCGTTCCGGCAAACAATGAGGACTGCCCAATAACTGATCTAATAGCGTAAGATCATGGCGTGGCTCTCGGCGAAGCGTTCATCAACGTACGCGCAGATGTAAAGCCTTTCGCCAGAGACCTGGAGAAAGGCATCAAAGACATTCTCCGGGCCGCCGAAAGGAAAATCGCTGCCGACCCCAACCTAGGTCGCAGGATCGGCGACTCGCTAGGAAAAGGAGTCAAAAAAGGGCTCGGCGACGGCGTTGAAGACGGGATGGACGACGGGTTCCGGCGCGGCAGCCGCAAAGCCACCCGTCAAGCCCAGAACTTTATCGCCACCATCGGCGACTTCCTCGACGACGGCCTATCTGCGATCCCCCCCCAAGTCAAAGCCGCCATCGTTATTGGTATTGCGGCAGCGGCAGTCGTCATCGCCCCGCTCCTTGGCGGAGTGATCTCCGCGTCAATCATCAGCGGCGCAACCCTCGGCGCTGCCGCTCTAGGAACTATCCTCGCGTTCCGGTTGAACATTGTTCAACGCCAACTGTCATCTCTCGGCCAATCGCTGCTGGACAAACTAACTACCTCAGCGTTGCCGCTTGTGCGTCCCATCCTCGAAGCCGCTGAAATCGTCGATCAACGATTCGGGAAAATCGCTGAATCCATTCAGCGTGTATTTGGGCAGATCGCCCTGGACATTGTCCCGTTGACTGAAGGACTTGTCGGATTTATCGACAACCTGACCATCGGTTTCGTGAACCTGGCTAAAGCCGCCCGTCCTGTCATCAATGCTTTGGCGGAAACGCTGCCGGAACTTGGTCTAGATATTTCAGCGGCGCTTACCCTCATCGCTGATAGCGGCCCTGAGGCAGCCCTGGCACTGCGTGACTTCATTCACCTAGTCGGTCTAACCGTCATTGCTCTGGCAGCCCTAATCACGGCTTTGAGTAAGGCTTACTACGCGATTCGGGTCTTCTCCGCATTCGCGTCGGGAGATTTCCAGACAGCTATCGGATTGATGGTGCAGCACACTCATGACGCATACCTGGCCAGCGGTCAGCTAGAAGACGGTTTGACGGGACTGGACACCACACTCAGCGGTACCGCGTCGGAAGCGTTGGCGGCTCGGCTGGCCATCTATGACCTGGCGAAAACGATGCTGGCAGGTCTCGATGCTGCTATCGACTATGAGCAGGCCATCGACGATCTAGCGGAATCGATTCGTGACGGTAATAAAGATTTCCGGATCACCGAAGAAAACGGCCGCAAAAACCTGCGCCTTATCAAAGCCGCGCTTAACGCGTCCGCTCGGCAGCGAGACCAAGCTATTGCTGACTCAGCGAAGACGGGCCAATCGATCGATCAGATCAACGCGAAATATGAGTCTGAAATCCGTGAGATTGAGAAAGTCATCGGTAAAAACGCAGCCCAAAGCGATTCCCTGAAAGAGGTCTTTGACCGGGCGCATGCGCTTCCCGGTGAAGTCGCCATCGAAGTGAAAACGCCGGGCCTACAGGCAGCCTTGGAAGGCTTCCGCAAATTTGGTGCAGCCGCCGCACGGGCAGCGAGCATTGCGGCTGCTGCTATCGCGACAGCAAACGGTGGAGGTGGCCTAAAAACAGCCACCCAATACGCGTTGGGTGGAATTGTCGACCGGCCGACAGCCGCCGTGATCGGTGAAGCAGGCTATAAGGAAGCTGTGATCCCGGACCCGTCGGTGATGCCACAACGGGCTATGGCTTTGTCGAACCAGTTCGGGTTGACGTCGATGATCGCTAACGCTCTCGGTGCCGGACGCCAGGTGATCAACGTTTATCTCGGCACGGAACGGTTGGATGAACGCGTCGACTACCGCATCGGATACAACAACCAAATACAGGCGTCGATGATGTCGTACGGGCCACGGACATAGGAGACAACGATGCCGTCAATCGTCGCCACCCCATACCCCACCCGAGGCCAAGTCCTCCTAGACGTCAACTTCAGCGACATCGGCAGCGCCTTCTACGCCTGCGTTGAAGCCGTCACAGGTTCCGGCACCAGCAGCGAAGTACGCCGCCCGCTGCACCCATACATCTCATACAGCAGCGACGGCTGCCAAACCCTCAGCTGTGGGCAAGCCGTTTTCTGGGACACCGAAATCAGCTGCGACGTCCCCACGATCTACTGTGCGACCGCAGTCAACTCGGCGGGAACCACGGTCACACAGCCAGCCGCGAACCTCATCACCGACACGTTCACCCGTACTGTTGCCAGCGACTGGGGCACAGCCGACTCCGGCCAGCCGTGGGCCGTCAGCGGCGGCGCGTTGGCGGACTATTCAGTGACCGGAACACGCGGTCAAATGGCTGTCACTTCAACCGCCGTGAACCGGGTTGCGTCAATCGCCACCACAACACCCAACGTCACCGCCATGGTCACCATGTACCCGGCGCAGGTTGCGGTCACCCAAGCCACTGAACAATGGCTTATTCTTCGCGGCGACGCGACAGCCCAGAACGGTTACAAAGCGCGAGTCCGCTACAACACGGGTGGCACGGTTGACCTGATCATTGAGAAGGTTGTGGCCGGTGTCGCGACCAGCCTCGGTAGCTCCCTCAACGTCCTCACCTATATTGCTACTACTGGTGTCGCGCTTGAGTTCCAGGCTTGGGGAAGCAGCCTCAACGCAAGGATCTGGGATGTCACCACCCCAGAACCGTCCAGCTATCAGGTAACAGTTGTCGACACGACGTTTCCAAATGCCGGACCCAGCGACCTGGTATCGCTGCGAAACGCAGGAAACACCAATGGCACCGTCAACTTCCAGTTCGACAACTTCAGCGTTGTCGACGTCTGCGCATCGCCTGTAGACGTTCAAGTCTGCACCGAAGCAGTCACCATCGAATGCGACGGCTGTTTCCGTCTCGGCGACCCAGTACGCCCATGCAACGACGTCAAAATCTGTCTATGCGCTGACGGTGTTGCATGTGGTGCCACCGGCGGCCTGTTCTTCGCCGGGATGACACCCGAGAACTATGCCTCGAATTCGGGCAGCATTCTACCCGTCAACTCGAAATATCCGATCACAATCAGCCGTACCCGGATGGCACCGACCGGTGAACTAGACATTGTTGCCACCAGCTTTGTTGCCCGCGACGCATTGCTGGATCTGCTGTCGCCAGGAGATGTCCTGTTCTGGCGCGGCCCGGCAAACTATGGGATCACCGACAAATATATGGCTATCGGTGATGTTCCCGTATCCCCGCAGCTTGCTGATTTGACAATCCAGCCGCGTTTCATGGCGTTGCCGTTCCAGGAGGAACAAGCCCCAGTCGGTCCGACTTTGGGTGTTTGTGGCGCCCGTTTCGAAGACCTCTGCGACGTTTACCCAACCTGGAATGCGTTGATCGCAGCTGGCTTGACGTATGCGGATCTGCTGCGCGGTGATGCTTCAACTACACCTTCCGGCCTAGCCACCTGGAACTTGATCAACGCACAGAACGCTAACTGGAACACACTTCTGGTGAACGAACCAGACTGGAACGATGTTCTGGACGGTGACTAATGCTTGCCGGTGGAACCGACGGCCTATATCGGGAGGCTCTTTCCCGGCCGCATCGGGCGTGGGTGAAAGTTGTTGTCCTCGATGATGCTGGCGTCGAATTGGAAATCCCGCCACAGTTTGTGTCCACTGAGACAGGCGGCCTGACGATCGGTCGGGGTTCGTATGTGACTGCCACGTTGCAGTCGCGGGTGGCGCGGACGTTGCAGATCATTGTCCCGTTCGATTTGTATCCGGCAGATCCGGGGGATTTGCTAGCACCGTACGGGAACCGTTTGCGTGCCGAACGTGGCATCGAATTCGCTAACGGGGCCACATATAAGTGGACGTGTTTCACTGGGAAGATTCAACGTCCAGCGTTGTTGGCTGATGGTTCGGTGATGGTTCCGGCAGCTGACCGCGCTTATGAGGTGGCTGAGTTCGGGTTCCAGTTCCCGACGAATTCAACGGTCGGCGCTACCGTCAACGCCCAGTTCATTCGCCTGGTGTCGGATGCATTGGATGATGTCGTGTTCGGGGCTTCGGATACGTTTCCGCAGACGATGCCGCAGTTGACGTGGGAGTCGGATCGTGCTTCAGCGTTGGATGAGATCGCGACATCGGTCGGCGCGTTCTGGTACACGCTGGCTGATGGAAGTTTCGTGTTGCGCAAATACCCCTGGACGGTACCCGCCAGCCCCGTGGTGACGCTGTCAGATGGCACAGGTGGGGTGCTTATCGGAGAACCGTTCCGTGACCGCGAAAACGTGTGGAATTCGATCACCGTCAGCGGCGAACGAGCTGACGGCACCACACCAGTTTATGCGTTGGCTGAAGACAATAACCCTGCTTCGCCGACCTATGTCAACGGGCCTTTCGGCCGTCGGCATCGACTCGTGCCGCTGCAAACACCACAAACGCAAGGCTCTGCGCAGACGGCCGCGAATGCTTGGTTGCAGCGCAGTGTCGCGTTGCAGGAGACGTGGACGTGGACACAGCCGCCTGACGCCAGCTTGGAGTTGGGCGACGTAGTGTCGATTGATGCGTATGGCCGTACCGGTATCATTCAAGTAGTGTCAAGTTACTCGTTGCCGCTTACTGTTGGGGATATGATGACGGTTCAGGCTCACGCGCAGGTGATTGGGGCGCTGGAATGAGCCTGCCGCAGAAAATCGCCCAGGCAATGCCGTCAGACAATGGTCTGGTTATCGGCACTATCGCCACGCTGAATCCGCTGACCGTCAACGTGCGCGGCGGCATTGTCAACAACCCTGGACTGCTCGATGATTCACGGCCTATCCCGCTTCAGGTCGGTGACACTGTGGCGTTGCTGCGTCAAGACCAGACATGGCTGATGTTGGGGGCCGTCTCAGCGGGATCTGTTGCTCAATACCCGTTGATGCAAGCCGGTCAAGCTTTGCTCTCTTTCACGGCCCAGACCTCCGCCACTTTGGCGGTCGTGTTTTCCGTACCGTTCCAATCCACCCCGTCAGTTGTTGCAACGATTGCCAGCGGCAGCGGTAACGCGAACTTGTGGTTTGTCCGCGTCACCAGCGTCACCACTTTAGGGTTCACGATCCTTGTCAGCGCGGCACTGGCTAATACGTGGACCAACTTTCCGGTTCATTGGCAGGCACAGGTGATGACGCAATGAGCACATGCACACCGGTTTATGGTTTGGAATACGCGGTCGGCGCTGACCGGCCTTGCGACATCAACGACACTTTGTGTGCTTTTGCTGACTCTGTCGAATCGAACCTTGACCGTTTCGATGCGATTGTGGACCGCACTATCGACACAACGCCAATGGCGCAGGTCAGATTGACGGCTCCGTTTTCTTTCGACAATACCGGCGGCGGCGGCACAACGATCTCTATCCCTTTCGACACTGTGGATGTCGACACGGATAACATGGTTGACCTGGCTTCGAATCCATTCGGGATAACGATGCCAGCATTCGGTCGATATGTTGTGAACTTCCAACTCGTTGCCGCATCGTTCCCGGTGGCAATTACTATCAATGCCTCGGTTGGGAGCTTGTCTAACACAAATATCGGGCCGTATGACAATTATTTGAGTGACGCCAGTGTCCCGGTTCCTATGAATGGGACATATACGGTTCGCTACTCGACGACATCTCCGTCAGATACAACTACAGATGATCTGCTGCTGTATGTCACTGTACCAGCATCAGTGGTCACCACCATCAACAGCGCACGTCTCACTGTCTACTGGTTGGCGGATCTGCCATGAGCACATACACGGATCACGGCCTCGTGTGCCTTGACGATGAAGACTATGCAGCTATTGCGCTGGCCATGCAAACCGATGCATTGGCAACTGATGCATCGTTGACGTCAATTAACAATTCGTTTAATACAATCAACAGCTATCCTTACGCATTCTTTACCACTACCGCCGGAAGCACAGTTTCGTCGGGTGGTGAACAACAGTTTGCGCAGGGCGCTTGGTCTGTCACAGCATCTCGTGGTTTCCCTATTGTCTCCATCTTGACCCCGCTCATTGGCAGTGTTGCCACGGTTCAGGCGACCACCACCGGCTGGTATGAGTATGGAAACTATCTGAACCTGACTCTTGCGGGTGCTGCTACAGCTTTCTCTCGCCGCGAAATCTTCGCTTCCGTATATTCGCTTTCAGGCGCAACAGCGGTGCGGCTAGACGAAATCCGGTGGCGAACTGTTGAAAATAGTGTGGCTGGTGGAGAATTTCTGATTGCCTCTGGCGGCTCTTTCTACGCTACGGCTGGCACGACTATTCTGCCTGTGGCGCGCTGGTCTCACGCAAACCTTGCCAGCCAAGTCACATCACAGCCGGGCGCCTTGTTCTGGATCACTTATGTCGGTACCGGAATTGAGATTGGAAGCGCCTAATGCCTACAACCCCTAATTTCAGTATCGACTATCCCTGCGAGGGGACATCGGTTTCGCTGGCCGATTTCCAGATGCTGGCAATGGATACCGAGGCTGCCCTAGTAACGGTTGATGCTGCCGCTACTTTCGCAACTCACCGTCCTTATGCTGCCGGGAACTGGTCTCTTGCGAACCCAGCTGTCGGCGTCGAAACAACGAGCATCTTCTCGGCTTCTTCGCTATCTACTACCGGCATGACAGTTAATGCTGCCGCTGGTACGGTGACAATCATCCGCCCTGGCATTCATCATGTGTCGGTGACATGTTTTAACCCGCAGTCGTCTTTGACTTTGACGAGTCAGAGGGCATCAGTGTTCAAGAATGCCGTGTACCAGCTTGGGAAGCGTTTTCGTGGCAGTAATCCAACGGATATCTTCGTTAATGGTGGATCTTATTCGGCAGCTTTGAGTTTTGCTGCCGGGGATGTTATTACGATCAGTTACCTCTGGACCGGTACTGGCTCTTTGGCTGCTGCTGGCGGCGCTGGTGGCCGATTCGACGTCTCGTTCCTCTACGCCGCTTAAGGAATAGCCATGACTGGCCTAACACCGAACCAAGGAATCATCACCCAGGTTGGTACTGACCCCGCGAACCTGCCTGGTGCTCAAACATCATGGGACAGCGTGATGGAGAACCGGCTGGCGCAGCGGTATACGTCTATCGCTGACCGGACTGCCCGTAACCCGGCACCGAATGAAAACGAACTATCGGCGTTGGCGGATGTAGATCGGCAGGAGATTTTCGATGGCGCGAACTGGATCTCTCAGTATTCGCGCAGCTTTTTCTCTTACACCCGGCAGTCGAACTTGACGCTGGCGGCTTCTTCGACCGCATTGCAGAACGTTCCGAATATTGTTGCGACGCTTCCGACTGCTGGGCGTTTCTATTGGGAGTGTGAGATTTACATGTCTGGCGATACGGCGTCGGACATCAAGTTCGCGTACACGTTCCCGGCTGGCGCGACCGTGTTGTGGGGTGCCATCAACCAGAACGCCACTACCTTGACTAGCATCGATGCCAGCGTCCGTACGACGTCTGCTGATCCGCAGCCGATGGGTCTTGCTGGTACCACGTCACCGACTCTGGCGGTCATCAAGGGTGAGATCATCATGGGTGGTACGGCTGGGAACTTGCAGCTTCAGGCGGCTCAGAATGCTTCGACTGTGACAGCGCCTTTGCTGCGGTTGGTGAAGCAGCGGTTGTGGCGTGAAGCGTGATGGATTGTTCCGCGAATTGTGGTAGGTGACTTAAATGCGCGTTTTCCACCGAGTTGATCTTAGTGATTGGCGTTAGCTAGGATTGGATCATGACTATGCCGACGCCGGAAGAAGCCATCTCTCTAGCGGAAATCGTGCGCACCATGAAGGACTTCCGCGAGGAATTCCGCTCAGCCGTCGGCAGCATGATCCGAGCCGACGTTTACCGCGCCGAACAAGCCACACTACGCGCTGAAATCGCCGCCCAATACGCCACCATCAACCAGCGCCTATCCGAACTGGAAGGCAAAATCAAATCCCTCGAAGACGACAAGCGGCAGAACCGTGGTGTCGCTATCGGCACCTTCGCCTCTGCCGCCCTGGCGCTAGTTCTGGCCTTCTTCAACTTCAAACGTTAAACGTTTCCGGCCATACAACAGTGAACCAGTTCAGTTCCGCAGCCTCGATGCGATAGTCGATTTTCGGCTGCGGACTGTCGTCACGATTGAACCGCCACGATCGGTGTTCTTTCTTGAACCGTGTCACGGCTGCTTTTGCTTGTCCTTTAGACATGTAGGGTCCGAGGTATTCGGTTGCCCGCATCTCTTCGTGCGCTACCGCGTACCCGTAGACCTTGTATCCGGCTGGGTAGCTGATGGTGACGACAGCACGATAGACGTGTTTGGAGTCGTTTCCCCACATGGTTCGGGACAAGTTTCAGCTCCTAATGGAACGGCCGCAGTTTGGCTTTGGTTTTCGCGCCTACTTTGCCGTCGGCGTTTAGGCCGTGTGCGTTTTGGAATGCTTTAACGGCGGCAACGGTTTTCGGCCCGAAGTCGTTGTCTTTGGCTACGGCGTAACCCCATCCGATCAAATATGCCTGTAGTTCGCCGACTTTTACGCTGTTCATTCCAGCTGTGAGCAGCGGCCAGTCCATCGGTTTGAGGATGAATTTGTAGGCAGTCGTGCTGCTTTCGGCGCGAGTGGTTTGGAAGATGCTGTTGTGGATGTGTTTGTCGTGAGGATTATCGCCCGTGTACACGTGTGGCATGAATTTGGTGCTGGATGACATGATCCGGCGTCGATGGATCACATAATGTGTCGATGGGTGGCAGATCATGGAGGCGATGACGGTCGGCACGTGAATTGGGGTGTCACCGGTTTGCCCGCTGTCGACGTCTAGGGCGTCTACGGTGCCGCGCTGGTTCGGGTTGTGGTCTGATAGGCGCTGCTGGTGGGCTGCGTCGCCGATCCAGCCGTCAAGGGCACGTGGACGTTCGGGCCATTTGACGTTGAGGTTGTCGTCGCGTAGGCGGCGTAGTGGTGCGGCTAGTTTGGCCATCAGTCGACCGCCGGTTCTTCCCAGCCCATGACACCGTCAAGGCTTTCGCCTTGGTGTTCTAGGGGTGTTTGGCCGCAGTCTTCTCCGCAGTCGGCACCGACACGGCTGCTGCTGTAGAAGTATGTTACTGGTTGTGTAGTGCCGAAGGTGGCGGTTACCTCTGGCGGTTGTTCGCTGATTGATGCTGCTTCTTCCGGTAGCATGCTCCTAGTGTAACATGTGTGGCATGGAAGTCGAGTTTGTGTACCGTGTCACCGGCACAGACCGCTGGGATGAACTACAAGCCGCCGCAGAACGCGCTGTAGCACTGAACCGCAACTTCAGTGGGTTCACCATCGAGCGGCCGTCTGACGGCGCCGTTGAAGGCACCGTGCGGCTGCGTTCTCGTGGCCATGACCGGTCTGCGATCACCCGGCGTATCGTGGCGCCGATCCGGGCTGTCTTCCATCGGGCTGGTGTCACACCGAACCGGATCATGCTGTTGCAGCAAACGGTGCTGCCGACCGGCCGCAACAAAACCCTCACCGAGGGGCGTACGCCGCCGGGAACATTCGCTACAGCAGAGCTACGTCAGATGCTGGCGGATGGTGCTACGATGGACGGGCTTGCAGGGGGCGGCATAGTGTCAGGATGACCAGCAGCCCCAGCCGTATTCTTCCTCCGGCTGGGGCTGCTGGTTTCTTTCTGCTATTTCAGGCTGTCAGAGATAATGTCCCATACCGTCCAGATGACTGTGAACCCGGCAAGGAAGAGGATGAACTTCTCCAGCCGCCCCAGCCGCCGGTCGTGGTAGTCGAACAGCTTCGCTGCGTTGTCGAAGTCTTTTTCAACGTTCTCGGTGCGTTCCAGCAGAAACTCTATCGCCAGATCCTGTGGATCATCCTCGGGATCTTCGGTCAACTCCGAGTTGACTTCGATGAAAGCCGCCCCACAATGCCCGGTGACACCGCAGCAGCCGTGGACACCGCTGTCGTTGTGGCCACGTCGCAGAGCTTCAGCAAGCCCAGCAGCACATGGATGCGCGACACCGCACGGGCAGCGGTGTTCCAGGATTTGCCGGTCACTGCGCCATGACCGCCACCCTTTGCAGGAATCGTAGGGGCTGCTGCCATGTAGGCAGCATTCGCCGCTGCATTCGGCTTTCGTGTGATGATGCAGCGTTTGCCCTGATTCGAGGCGCGTCTTGTCCTGCGGTTTGATCAGGTTCAATGTTTCCTGGTCAAATGGTCCGGCCTCAGACACTGAGCCTCCCAGCAATGAACCCGCCGATGCAGCAAACTGTCGGGGCAAGGATGAGCCCAAACAGAACGATGACTGCTATGAGACGGTCCCGTTTCGCTACGCCGCCCCGGTTCTCTGCCATTAGCTTCCCTTCTTGGTTGCTCCTGCTTGAAGTAGGATCCGCTCTACCTCTTCAGCAGTGATCACATAGCGGCGGCTGCGTGGCGACTGGCCAGCTTTGACGCCTTCTTTGCCTTTGGTGACCTCGTAGACCTGGATCCATTCCAGGACGGTTGGGTAGCTGACTTTGCGGACGTAGCGGCTGTACAGTTCGCAGACTTGGCGGGGGCTGTAGGTGGGCCGGTCAAGTTCGAATGCTTCTGTTGCCATCAGGGTGCTCCTTCATGGTGCTTGTTGTATTCGCATCCATGATGCCATACCCGCCATATCCAGCATCAGCCAGTAGACGACATCTCGCGTCCAGCCGCATAAGGTTGTAGTAGCCGTCGGTGCCGTGGCGTTTCACCTTCACCATCACCGGTGTTGAGCCGCAATGCCGTTCACGTTCCACAAGCTCATCCACACCCTTGTGGATACCAACAGCTTTCATCGTCACCAGCCGCAGGTGGGGCAGAAAGAACCGGTTGCCGCGCAGAAGACGAAACGCGGCGTCATCTTCCATCACCGTCAACCATTTATCGGCGTTCGGATACCCGACCCGAGGCAGTTTGATCACCAGAATGCCGTAATCAGCGCCTGCGTTGACGCGTTCGATTTCGGTTTCCAGCATCCACCCTGATGTCTGCCATGTCCTGGCGTCTTTCACCTCGAAGCAGACGCCTGGTATCCCGCTGATGTCGCCTTTGTCTAGGTTGCCGCTCAACGCCCGGCGTTCTGCTGTCGGCCAGCCGAGGTTCTGCAACGCGGCGACAACAGCAGTTTCGGCGGCGGTTCCTTTAGCTTTTGACCGGCTCAACGTGTCTTCTTCGGGGTGACGTATTTGAAGCTGTAGCCCCGGTATTGGGCGACGATCTGCGGCAGGTCTTCTCGCAGCCGTTCAACGTCGAGAACCGTTTTGACGGTTTGGTATTTCTTCGCCAGGTCCGGGTTTTCTTCAGCGAACTGTTTGGCGGCGAAGGTAGCGTTCTTCTGGTAGTTGACTTTTTGGACGCCGTGGATTTTCAGCCCGTTGGCGTTCGCGTCTTGCATGAGCTGGGAAAAGAACGCTTCGGCACGGTCGATGGCGGCTTTGAGGGTGTCCAGGTCGCGGCGCATCTGTTCCAAAGCGTTCCAGCGGTCTTCGTACATTCCCAGCTCAACAAGCTTTTTGCTGTCGACTTCGACAGTTATAGATGTCATATGCCTCTTCCTTCAACTATTGAAACTTCAACTTTTAGGCAGCCGGGTTGGCTTTGGTTTGCCAGGGCACTTTCGGTGGCTTGATGGGGGTGACAGTGGCTGGTTTGCGCTCAAGGATCGGCATGACGATGGCTGGGGTCAGGGTGGTGACTCCGTCGTCGGCGACGTCGATGATGAAGATCGTTGTGTCGCCTGCCCATTTTCCGAGCGCTGCGCGGCCTCGGCTGTCCAGCTGAATGATTTCACGCATCGTCTTCTCCCCATAGCGGATCCATGTCGTGGTTGTGTTGTTCTTCTCGATGCCGGGCGCGTCGAACGCTGGCACCGAAGCAGTCCGGGCACCATGTGGGGTGGCCTGGATGCCAGCCGATACGCCACCCTGCCTGCCGTGCCCGGTCTACGGACTGTTCTGTGGTGGCGTGGCAGTGGCTGCATGTGATCGGCTCGACGGTGCCGTTGATCGTTTTCATGGCTATTGGCGTATGCCTCGCATTGCTTTTTCGCGGTCGCGGTGGCGTTCTGCCCGGAGCTGGTTCAGGCTGCCGTTGGTGGTGCTGGCGAGGCTGACGGCGCAGTCGACGTCGAGTCGCAGTTGTCGTAGTGCGATCTCGTATCCGGCGATGCGGCGTTCGAGGTCGGCGATTTTCAGTTGGGCTTCAGCGAGTTTCATGCGGCGGCTCCGAGGTACCCGTATTCGAGGGGTTTGTGTCCCCAGATGAGGGTTTTTTCGGCGTTGCGGACCATGAGCATGACGATGTCTCCGTCTTGCCACTGGTGGCGTCCGGGCTGGCGGCGTTTGCGGTACTGCTGGATTTTCTGTGTGATTTTGATGGCTGCTGCGGCGACGAGTAGGGCCGCTGCGATCTTGAGCGACATGACTGCCTCCTTCGTGGGGTTGAGTGTAGCCAGACCCCACCTCACATGTCAACAGACACCCTGATGAAACCGCATCTTCCCTAAAGACTTGACAGTGTTGGTGGCAGTCGTTTAACGTAGTCATCGCCAGGGCGGACAGCCCAAACTTCCAAGCCCTGGCTCCAACGGGAACAGGGCTCGGGGTGGGCCGCCTGCTTTGGGAGCAGGACACTGGTAGGTTCGACGCCTACGTTCCCGACGGGGGAGGGCCAGGGTTCGAATCCCTGGGGTCGAGGTAAAACTCGATCTGGTCTAGTGGTAGGACGCCACCAAACTTAGCGGGATGGTGCAACTCGGTAGCACGCCAGGCTCATAATCTGGAAGTTGTGGGTTCAAATCCCACTCCCGCCACGAAGCGCACAGAGCAACACACACCTATCCCTTATCGAGTTTAGGGTGCGTTGGTCCAGCCTCTGTGCGCCTTGGCTCCCTAGGCAAAATGGCAAAGCCGCCAGCTTTAGGTACTGGTGATTGAGCGTTCGAATCGCTCGGGGGCTACGCAACACTTGGCGTTGTAGCTCAATTGGGAGAGCAGCACTCTTACAAAGTGCGGGTTCGGGGTTCAAGTCCCTGCGACGCTACGGACGAAAGTCCACGGGAGACCAGCACAACCCGCCACGTTCAAGCATCCCACGCTGAAGCGAGCCACTATGGGGATTAACGGCCCTCGGTGAGCTGCGTGGCGGTATCTAGCCCCACTACGCAAAAAGGCAAAGCGGCCGGATTCAAGATCTGGTGTGTCTGCGTTCGACTCGCAGGTGGGGTACGCAAGCCTCTGTAGCTCAGCGGATTAGAGCACCTCACTACGGATGAGGGGGTGGCAGGTTCGAATCCTGTCAGGGGTGCGGGAAGGCCCACTGCTGTGGTGGCTGTGGGATAGAAAGTGATCACGGAAGAGACCGGAGCCCCTGGGGCATGCCACTGTCCGGCGCCTTCCCTTTACGCCTTCGTAGCTCAGAGGCCAGAGCTGCCCGTTCTTAGCGGGATGCGCGCAGGTTCGACTCCTGCCGGGGGCACGCAACACAACTGCATATGCCTTCATAGCTCAATTTGGTAGAGCATCCGCCTTGTAAGCGGACGGTTCCGGGTTCAATTCCTGGTGAAGGCTCGACCCGGTTCGGGTTGCTTCATGAATACGCACAACCCGTCACGTTAAAGATCCACCTAATCTAAGCGAGCCGCTATGAGGATGGGAGTCCTTTGGTAAGCTGCGTGACGGTTCAAGCCCCGATAGCTTAATGTTAAAGCCCCTGTCTGATAAACAGGGAGATGTCAGCTCACGACTGGCTTGGGGTACTGGGCTCCATTAGCTCAATGGGAGAGCACCTGATTGTCGATCAGGAGGTCGCCGGTTCGATCCCGGCATGGGGCGCGCAGTGAATGCCTTACTAGCTCAATGGCAGAGTACCTGACTTCCAATCAGGGGATACTGGTTCGAATCCGGTGTGGGGCTCTTCTCGAAGGAGGATGCAGTGAAAGCCGGTGAATGGACGAAGGCGGCTGAGTCGAGTAATCAGGGCGCCTGCGTTGAGGCGATGCCGTTGGATAGTGGGATGGTAGCGGTTCGGGATTCGAAGGATCCTGACGGCGGAAAGCTGATCTTCACCGGTAAGGAATGGTCTGTCTTCGTTGCCGCTGTTAAGGGCGGCGAGTTCGACTGACAGGCAGGGGCTCATAGCTCATCTGGTAGAGCGCCGGTTTTGCACACCGGGGGTGCGGGGTTCGAGTCCTCGTGGGTCCACGTGAGAATGCAATATCCTGATGGCAGTTTCAGGCTGCTCAGTGAAGGGGAGGCTCGGGAGATGACCGAGGTGCCGCGTGACATCGACGACGATCTACGGGAAGCGGAGGCGGCGATTGCGGCGGAAACGTCTACTGACGCTGCTGATCCGTGGCGGGTCATCAAGCAGCTTCAAGCAGCCCAGGCCGGTACCATCATCGAAGCCGGAAAGCGACTGTTGACGAAGGCTGAGGCTGCGGTGGATGCTGGTCTTCATGATCAGGCTGCCGCGTACCGGGAGCTGGCTATCGCTTGGAACCGGCTCGGCGCCTACTAGGAGGTAACTGTCCATGACGGCAACCGATGTCAGCCGAACGTTGGATGAGGTGGGCGAGGTTTCGTTGGAGAATCTTTCTGACGAACAGGTGTTGGCGATTGTCAACCGCATCGTAGATGGCGATAAGTCGGTGGAACCCTACGATGTGGCGGCTTTCAATTCGGCGATGTGATTTCTTTCGGGCTTGGTGTAGTGGTAACACGGCCGTCTCCAAAGCGGCAGACAGGGGTTCGATTCCTCTAGTCCGGGCGAGGCCGGTACCGTTTTAACTATTTGAGGGAATGGTTGAGGGGCAGCGGTACCGGCCCATTGTCCGGGTGGTGTAACGGCAACACGGCTGCTTGCCATGCAGTCGATAGCGGTTCAATTCCGCTTCCGGGCTCGATTCTTAATTGAATACTATTCCGAGATCGTCTAATGGCAAGACGGCTGATTCTGAATCAGCTAATTGGAGTTCGAATCTCTGTCTCGGAGCGCTTTCCGGGTTCGTCTAAATGGGTAGGATGCCTGACCTTGGTTCAGGTGATTGGGGTTCGATTCCCTGCCCCGGAGCGGTGTACCACTTGGCCATTCGCGGTGGCTAGGTCATGGGCTCCCCGGCCAACACCATGGTACTGGTAGGGATTGAATCCTGGGGGGTCCACCATTGGCGTGTAGCTTAATTGGTAGAGCACTGGACTGTTAATCCGGGGGATGCTGGTTCGAATCCAGCCATGTCAGCGTTATGCCTTCGTAGCTCAGTGGTTAGCAGCAGCTGACTTTTAATCAGCGGGTCGCAGGTTCGAATCCTGCCGGGGGCACGTAGAAGGGGAAGGGGAGTTTGATGGATTTCGGCAGCCTTGGGTTGAGTGTTGCGGACGGCGAAGAGTTGGATGTGATGTTTAAGATCGCTACCACTGAAGAGGTGGCGATGAATATTCTGGCGACGTTCGATTTGATCGCTCATATTAAGGATGATGCTGTTCAGGAGAACGCCGCCGAAGAAATGATCATGAAGATTAAAGAGATGCCCCCGCTTCTCGTCATTGGTCTCATGATTTCCATGGCAGGCGACCTCGTCAATATCGCCCACGACAAAGACGACTGCGATATTTGCAAGAAATGCTGTAACTGTAAGACCGAGTAAATCGAATATGGCCTCGTGGAGCAATTGGTTAGCTCTCCAGACTTTCACTCTGGCGGTTACGGGTTCGAACCCCGTCGAGGTCACGTGGGGATTGAGATGAACATCAGCGAGGAAGACAAGCATGAGCTGGAAATGCAGTTCATGTCAACTTTGATCGATGCTGGTATCGATGCGATTGTTGAAGCCATTCTAGTCGCATTCCATTTGCCTCCTGAAGAAAAAATGGAAGCGTCGCAGCAGTTCGTTGCCAGTCTGCGTGAAATTGCGCCGGGTCAGATTAAGGGAATGCTGATTCGTTTGGCGGCGGATGAGGCGAACCGTCGGCACGCAAAAAACTGTGAATACTGCCAGTATTCTGGTCAGGGGTAGCAGGGCTTGACGCCATGGAGCAATTGGTTAGCTCACCTGATTCTCAATCAGGAGGTTGCGGGTTCGAGTCCCGCTGGCGTTACATGAAAAGGCAGAGCAAAACAGCGGCTGAGGTGGATACTGTCACTAGTTGGCGACGGTATTTGACTTATCTACAGCGACCGGGCGTCACGTCGGGTATTAAGCGGCAGATGCGGCGCCGTGAGCGGCGCGAAGGCAGGCTTGAAGCCCGCGATAATTGAATGCTTGGGCGTATTGAGGGTGGTCCTCAGACCGGCTGTAAACCGGTTACTTCGGTATGGGTGGTTCGATTCCATCTACGCCCACGTAAGGAAAGCAGTGACACTAGCAGGGAGTACCCTAGGCGGAACCTACACCGAGACATGATCTGTCACCTCTAAGCTCGGGCAGTAAGAATCAGGCGCGGTACGGGTGGGCCTGAAACATGCGATAGGGATGATTCGCATACTTGGTGGTTGTAGCTCAATGGCAGAGCGCCGCACTGTGACTGCGGAGGTCCCGGTTCGAATCCGGGCAGTCACCCCAATTGAATATGGAGGGTGGCCCCGGTTGGTCGGGAAGCGGTCTTGAAAACCGTGCCAGTGTGAAAGCTGAGGGTTCGACTCCTTCACCCTCCGCATGGAAGAGCAGCGGCGTGTGGAACTTGTGCAAGTTGCTGTTCCTTCGTGTACATGCTGGTGGTATAAGGAGTTCGAAGGCGAATTGCTGGGTGACATCTGGTATATCGCTGTAGCAGATAGGCGTTGTCCGCGCCACGGGAAGCCGAGGTGGGGACAGCATGGAGGGCTGCCAGAGTGGTAATGGGCTGGCTTGCTAAGCCATGGCTGCGGGTGACCGCACAGAGGTTCGATCCCTTTGCCCTCCGCAAGGACCCTATGGCCGAGAGGTTGAGGCACAGGATTGCAAATCCTGGTACGCGAGTTCGATTCTCGCTAGGGTCTCATGGATGCAACAAGTAGTGGTGTCGGTCATGCGTTGGTGCAGTTGATGGCCGGTGTCATCAATGATCATATTCTCAGTTGTAATCATGAGGGGTGTGAGGGCTGCTGCCCGATCTGCTGTGCGCCGTGTCATGCGCTGGCCAGTCTGCGCGATCATGAGGATGAGGCTGTTACCGGCTGGCTGCTGGCTTGGGCTGAGCAGGATCTGGCTGAGGTTGTAGCCAAGTATCCAAGTGATGATTTTGGTTCCGTTGAGGATATCAGGTTTGACTGGCAGCGGCCGGATCATGGCGTGAACTGGGCGATGATCGAGAAGCACTGGCACGGTTGCCCTAAGCATGAGGACCAGTAATGGGATCCGTGATTGATCAAAGTCATGGTCTGGCGGCGTCTGAGCTGATGGATCTCTCGAAGAGGAACCTGGTGGAAGTGGTCTTGGCGCAGGCCGGGCAGCTCAGGTTGCTTCAACGGGCTGAGGCGTTGGCTGAGCTGGTTATCGCTCAGGCGCTTGAGGTATTGCAACAGCCTGAAGTTATGGCTGGCGACATGGAGGCCACGATTCGTAAGGCTGCGGAGATTCTTCGCGGCACACGTGAGGGGGACTAGTGTTTTACCTGATGATCAGCCCTGATGGCTCTAAATCTGTGATGTCCTTCTACGGCGCGAACCAGATCCAGGCACGGTTGGATGAGTTTGCGGCAGCTTCAGCCGAAGGAATTCCGGATCCAGACTTTTTGGACGTCATCCCAGTCGACAAGTACGGGCTGCTGGATCCAGGGACGTGGCCAGAAGAGGCGGTACTGATTCTGCGGGTAGAGGTTGTTGTTCCACGACCGGTGACGCAGAAGTGGTGCCTGTAGAGGCTTGGGGCAGTCACGCGTCCGGATGATGGCGTGGCTGCTGGCTGACGGTGGTGGGGCCTGACCGTTCCCAAGAAACAGGCCCCTTTGACATACCCGCATCATCTGCTACACTTCCGTACGAACCAAGATGCTCCAGTGAAGGGAAAAACATGGGCGGCATCAAAGAAATCCTCGCCAAGGCCACAGCGGAAGACGTAAGCGCCAAGGCTGCCGAGAAGACCGAGAACCAGAAGCTTCAGGAAGAAATCCTCTCCACCCTCAGCAAGCTCGGCGGCCTGCGGGTCCAGGACGACGCCCTCGTCTTCGAGGGAACCAAGTTCATCCTCCCCGCCAACATGCAGGGCCGCGTCGAAGACGCCATCAGCTACCTGGAGGACTGGCAGGAGGCGCAGGAGGAAACCTACGAATACGGCCGCGAGTTCAAGTTCCGGCCGTGGGACGGCGCCGCAGCGTTCGACCGGGGCATGAAGCGCCTGTTCGGCACCACCGGCATCGGCAAGGTCACCCGCACTTTCTTCGGCCAGCACCCGCCGCAGTACGAAACGATCAACATCAGCCACAACGAGACCATGCAGGTTCCGTGGGGCCGGGTCGGGTTCAAGCCGCTCGACGCCACGTTCACCCTCAACGGAACCATGAACCCCGAACTGGGTCCCGTGTTCTACCTTTCGGTGCAAGCGCCGAAGAAGTACCGGTCCCACATCGAGGCGTTCTTCCAGGTCATCGAAGACGAGCTGAAGCAGACGTCGATCTACCGGGGCAAGGCCATCACCGCTGCCCAAGTGCCGATGTTCCTGAACACGAAGACCGTCGACCCGTCGAAGGTGATCTACTCCGATGAGGTGATGCGTCAGCTCGACGCCAACATCTGGTCGGCGATCAAGTACACCGACGCGTTGCGGGCCACCGGGCTGCCGATCAAGCGTCAGGTGCTGCTGTACGGGCCATACGGTACCGGCAAGACCCTCGCCGGGATGCTCACCGCGCAGCAGGCCGAAGCCAACGGGTTCACCTACATCCAGGTGCGTCCTGAAGACGACCTGTACGGGGCGTTGAAGACCGCGCAGGTGTACGCACCGGCTGTGGTGATGTTCGAGGACATCGACGTCATCAAGACCAGCCACACCGAAGGCGTCGCACATCTGCTGGATGTTCTCGACGGTGTCACCAACAAGGGCGTGGAGGTGATGGCGCTGTTCACCACCAACCACCCTGACAAGCTGCACCGGGGCATGATGCGGCCGGGTCGTCTCGACGCTGTCATCGAGCTGGGCGGCCTGGATGCTGGCGGTGTCCGTCGGCTGGTGGAGGCAACCGTGCCAGAGCTGCTGCGGTCGGAGGATCTGGATTGGAAGGCGGTGGCGGCTGGGTTCGACGGCCTGCTTCCGGCTTTCGCGAAGGAAGCCATCGACCGGGCACAGCGGTACGCGATTGCCCGTTCCGGCGGCGTCCCGCAGGTCATCACCACCAGTGATCTGGTGGATGCTGCGAACGGTATCCGGACGCAGGTGAAGATGATGGAGGATGCGCCTCTGGCGTCGAACATCGATTCGGTGGGCGAGGCGTTGAAGAAGCACTTCGGTTCGACGCTGCGTGAGCACCGGGTGGAGGTTCACGGCGACGGCACGCTGGTGGCTGTCAACGGCCACAGCAGCAAGTAACGGCTGGGTCTAGTTGTTCTCCCTGTGGCCTTGGTGCTTGCTGAGGCCACAGGGTTTTCTTGGAGAGGGGGAAGGGTAGATGACTGTTGATCAAGAGTTCTTGGACCAGTTGGTGCCGCTGTTGGAGTCCGAGGTTCAGCCCAGCTTGAACTTGGATCGCGTGCGCCTGTGGGTTGAGGCCCTCGAATCAGGCAACTATCAGCAAGGCCACCGACTTCTGTGCCGTATCGAAGAGGACGGCAGCGAGAAGGTTTGCTGCCTGGAGGTGGCGAACCTTCTTGCGGCTGCCGATGGTGTCCCAATGCAGTCGATGACAGTGTCATGCTGCTATCCGTTGGTGGCCCATGACCCGGAAAAACGTCATGACCCGCATCAAGAACGCGGTTACATGGTGAGTCCTTCAGAACTTGATTGGCGCCCCTATGACCTCAATCGCAGTGTCATGACTGACGCAACCGTCCGCTGGCTCGGTTTCCAGAGCAGCAATCCTATCATCGGCCGACACCGTCACGGCGATAACGGTTCAATGTATATCACGGCGATAAGTGCGAACGATGCTTCGCGTTGGACGTTCGAGCAGATCGCGGCTGTTGTCCGGTTCTCTTACCTGTCGACGAAGCCTGAGGAGAATCAGCCGTCGGGTGTTCAGGTCAACGTGTGGCCGACCACGAACTTCTTCCTGAACACGTACTGTGGTTCGGACGGCGCGTTGCTGAAGGACTTCTGGGAGAAGATCGGACGCCGCTACGACGCCGAGGACCCTGACGGCTGGCGTAACATGCTGGTGCAGACGTTCGTGCCGGTGATGGAGAAGGTCATCCAGGACGTGGTGCGTAGTTACAGCGCGGACGCGTTGGTGGGTAACATCAACGGTGTTCGTGCTGAGGCGCAGGCGAAGATCGCCGCCCAGTTCACGGCTGAGTTGAAGCGTCTGGTGGGTGGCAGCTATTTCTGTGGCCCGTCGTATGATCGCCGGAAGCCGGACTGCCCGGACATCGAGATCACGATCAAGGATGTCGACTACGCTGATCCTGGTATTCAGGAGGCCCGTAACGCGAAGCAGAAGGCCATTGAGATGGCTGCCGCGACGGTGGCAGAGGCTCAGGGGAAGGTCGATGCGGCTGGGAAGCTGAACGACCTGTACAAGAACGATGCTTGGATGAAGCTTCAGTTGGCGCAGTTGCAGTTGGAGGCGATTAAGGCGTGCAGCGACAAGTGCACGATCATCATCGGTTCCAGCGGTAACATCATCTTGAACGGTTCCAAGTAGTAGACGTCGGCCGCAGTCATGGGGGTGCCTGCGGCCGACCAAGCCTTCGTAGCTCAAATGGGAGAGCGTCCGACTGAAAATCGGAAGATTCGGGTTCGATTCCTGGCGTTGGCACTTAAGACATGTAGCTTGGTGTGGTTCCGCGTTGTCCTTGGTAGTGGCTGCCTAGTTCTTCGTGGCCGTAGGGCCGGTGGGCGGGTGTGGTCATGGTGAAGAAGGCTAGTTGACCGACTGGTTGCCCGTAGCTGAGGGTGAGGGACTGGTCGTGGTTGAGGTTTTTGAGTTCGAGGGTGATTTGTCCGCTGAAGCCGGGGTCGATGAAGCCTGCGGTGTGGATGAGGAGTCCGAGGCGTCCGAGGCTTGATTTGCCTTCTACGCGGGCGGCGATGTCGGCGGGTAGGGTGACGACTTCTAGGGTGTGGGCGAGCCGGAATTCGTTGGGGTGCAGTGTTAGTAGATAGTCGTCTGGGTGGATGGCTCCGAAGCCGCAGTTGTCGATGCTGAAGCCTAGGTGGACTTCGATGCTGGCTGGCTGGAGTTGGCGTTCGCCTTTCCATGGTTCGATGCGGAGGTCTCCGTTGGCCATGTGGTCGGCGATGGATCTGTCGCTGAGAAGCATGTGATACAGGTTACCACGTTTGCATCCACCAGAAGACTCTGCTACAGTTCCACATGTTCCCGAAGGGAAGAGGAGATTTAAGCTCAATGGCTACCAAGCTGAACCAGCTGCTTGCCGTGAAGAAGGGCGCAGCAAACGAGGCAAACGCCACCATCACCACCCAATACCACCTGATCCAGAAGGGTGGCGCGTTCGGTGGGCAGCGACGCACCTACCAGCCGCTGAACGACGAGGGAACGAAGCTTCCCGGCGAGTCGCAGAAGGTACAGGTCCG